GGCCTGATTCATGTTCAGCCCACGCTGCGTCTGCGGGATCTTGCCGTGCTGCAGCTTGAGCCCGAACAGAGCCTCCTTCATCGTGGCGACGAGCCAGTCCTTGTCGCGCCGCATGTCGGCCGGGGCGCCGCTCGTCGTCCACCCGCCGCACAGGACGGCCACGCCAGCCTGCTTGACGTAGGGGATCGACGCCGAGTCGGTGTACGGGTTCGCCGGCATCAGCTCGGCCAGCTGCCCTGCAGTCCACGAGGCGGCCGAGACGCCGTTGAGCGGCTTCGCGTCAAGCGTGATCGACCCGATCTCCGAGCCGGCCATGTACCCGGCGGCCGCGGCGCCCGGGCGCTCCTCGTCCGAGTCGTCGTGCGACACGATGACAACACGATCGGAGTTAATCTCCTCGCACAGCTCGTTGATCGCCGACGGCGTCATGCCGGGCTTCGAGGACGTGAACAGCACCGCCGTCATGGCGCTGACGGTGTCTGACATCTCCTCGAGGTCGCCCTCGACCTCCTCGTGCTCGGTCGGGACGACGAAGTAGAACGGCGACCAATCGTTCTCTTCCTGCTGCTCCTTGGCCTCGAGGATCGCCGCGGACAGGTCGGTGGGCGACGGTGTCGCGCCGCGCGTCACGCTGAACACATAGATCGTGTCCGGGTGGACGTCCTGCGACAGAATCTTGGCCACGGTCTTGTACTCCGGCGTGTCGACGGGGAAGTCCGCTGCGACCGCCGCGAGATCGTCGGCCGTGTACCGTTTGAGCGTGTCCTTGACCGCCTCGGGGTTGACGCTGGTCCCGAGGACGAGCGGGATGTTGAACGGCGCGACGCCCCACGGACGCGTGCCGTCGATGACGGAGACATTGATGCGCTGGATCTCGATGGACATGGCCCTCCCTCCCTCTTACGCCAGGCCGAGGGCCTGTTTGAGAATCTGCTTCGGACCGCCGCGGTTGACGATCGCCACCATCGCTTGGAGCGCGGCATGGTCGACGCGGTCGACGACGTTGCGCATTTCCTCGGTGGTGAGGCCGGCGATCTCTTCCCGTACCGACGTGACGCCGCTCTCGCGGATCTGTGCGACGACGAGGTCGACCAGAAGGCCCTGGTCCAGGACGTGCGCCTCTTCGACGTGCGCCCGCAGCCGCGGGCTCGCCTCGTACGCCTCCTGGTAGATCGGGTCCTCGATCACGTTCTCTCCAACGGAGAGCGCCAGGGAGGTTCCGCGGTAGCGCGTGGGGTTTCCGTGTTGCAGTACGATGATCCGCTTCATAGCTCGATCTCCTCGGTGCTGTCCGTTTCCCCGTCGGATTCCAGCTCCAACGTCGCTTTTCCAAACGTGCCGACGGAGACGCTCCAGTGATCGTCGAGCTCGAACCGCGCGGTCATCGCGAGCCGCAACTCGACGCTCTCATTCACGACCGTCGTCGCGTTCCGGATCTGGCCCGGAGACACGAGGCGCCCCGAGATCCCGGCGAGGAAAAGATCCATCTTGGCCTGGCTCAGGAGGTACCGCTGCGCCGCCTTGAGCAGGGCGTGGAGGTCGCCGGGCTTGTGCTCGCCTACGACGCCGTACGCGTAGAGGGTGAGCTCGAAGGGCCTCGCGTTTTCATGCAACAGAAGGACCGCGTCTTCATCGTCTGGATCGTCGATCTGGTGCATCGGCGGGTCGTGCGGCGGACCATACGCGACGTCGCCCTCGGCGAGCGGAACATCGAACGTCATGAACAGGCCCATCGGTCGCTCCCCGTTGTCCCACTCGTAGACGAGACGGTCCTCCGTCAACCCGGCCGCCTTGCTGATCCCGCCTTCGGAGTCCTCTTCCGAGCCGCCGTAGAGGAGCTGATCCAGGAACGTCGTCAGGTCCGTCATTCGGACACCTCCGGCCCCAGCGCCTCGGTAAGGGTGTAGTAGCGGATCCCGTAGCGGGCGGTCTCGTCAGCAAGCTCAAGCACCTTGAGCCACTTCCCGTCGCCGCAGTCGATGAGGTCGTCCTTCTCGATCAGGAGCGCCTCACCCTCCGCATCGAGCAGACCATCCGTCACGACGAGCACAGGCTTGGTGGCAGACATCGTTCCGCCAGGAGCGATGAACTGGTGCCAGATGTCGGCCTCGGCAATCACCCCGCGGAAGCTGCGCGGCTCGCCCGGCGTGCGCGTCGTGTGGCCCTTCGCGCGCGTCACCGTGACCTTGGCGACGCGAAGGTCCTCCTCCATCGATTGGAGCGCGGAAGCAACGGCGGTGGCGACGTAGTGCATGGCTATCCTTTGCCGGACGCTCGCCGGGTCTCGTGGATGACGTGTGAGAGCAGGAATCCGGTGTCGATGAGCGGGTTGGACGACTTCTTCATCTTGATCGTGAACGGGTGGTTCGGCGGAGTGCGAAGGTTTCGCATGGAGGTCTTGATCTTCGTTTCGAGGCCGAGGCCGATCCGCTCGTACGTCCGCTCGGCCGCCCGCATGTCGCCGGGTCCCGCCGAGTCGATCCCGCGCCGTAGCGCTTCGAACACGAACTCCTCCGCATCGCGACCCTGGACCACGGGGTCGAAGAACGGCCGCGGCGGGATGCGAACGAACACCGTGTCGTCCTTCAGGTGCAAGCCGAGCGAATGGAGGTAGGCACGCATCTTCGGCGTGACCTTGATGTTGCAGCCCTCGTGGAGGATCTGCGCCAGTTGGAGGACCGTGATCCTCGACTCGCCGACGTTCTGCTCGGCGTTGGCCCCGAAGATCCCAATCTCGACCTCGGTCTCGGCGAAACCCTTGAACGCAGCGACGATCTGCGGGATGTGGTTGACGTCGCGGACCTCGTTCATAGGAACCGGTACCCCACGCGGCTCCAGTTCCGCCAGTTGGCCTTGAACTCCTTGCCCGGCGCCGACAGCTCGAGGCTCTCGGTGGTGAGTGCGGCGCTGGCCCCGCGCACGCCGGACCACTCGGTTGTGACGGGCCCGACGCGCACCGACGTCGGCTCCGGCTCGCGCATCACCGTTGCCAGGTGCGCAGCAAGGAGTGCCCAGGCGTGCTTGCGGCTCGTGTTGGGGATCGCGATTGCCGTCGCCGGCGCATAGGACGATGTCTCGGCGAGATCGACGTACGGCTCGAGCTCGTCGTCCGTCATCTTGAACGGACGGATCGCACGCACGTCTTCTGCATCGGGACGGTACTCGCTCGACACGGTTCCCTCCCAGAGATGAAGATGGGCGGCCGGCAGGTTCGCCGACCGCCCGTTCCTCGGTGGGCCTCTAGCGGCTGGCGGGTGGTTGGGTTATTGCTTCGGCGACGAGACTGCAACCTGGAGCTTGCGCAGCTCGTACACCCCCGAATCGCAACGGGCGCGGAAGCCGTCGGGGCTCCCCTCGGTGCACTCGACGGCTCTCTGCACCATCTCTTTCGGAACCTTGTTGTACCCCGAGGCGATCCCAAGACCGTTCGGGTACACGTGGTTCTGATCCGAGTTGCTGATCACCTCGACCATCGTTCCGGACACGTCTCTCCCCCTCTGCCGGATTAGGTCCCCGCGGCTAGTCCGTGGAGTTGATCGTCGATCCGACCGCGACGCCAAGCGGCTTGTAGACCATGCCGCCGCCGTACTTCTCGTCGAAGTCGATCTCCTCGGTGTAGCCGTTCACGCGGTACGGATCGTTCGCCTCGAGGTCGTAGACGAGCGCGTTCTCGAGGATGTCGGCCGTGTTCTGCAACACGACGAGCTTGGACTTCTTGAGCCCGTCCGACGTAACGATCCCAGCCGGGAACATCCCCATTTCGCGGATGACCTCGATGACGGTGCGCGAGTCCTTGGTCGAGTCGAGGAACTGGTAGAGGTAGCGTGTCGCCATCTCCGTGTTGAGCAGGAGCATGGTCGCGCGGTACCCATCCCGGCCCTGGACCGCCTTCCAGACGAGCATGATGTCGGCGAGGACTTCCATCGCCGTCTTGTTCGCCCAGTAGGAGAACCCGGAAACGCCGTTCGGGATCGTCACCAGCTGGATGCCGGTGAAGTTGAGCAGCCCCAGGATCCCATGCGGCGTCGAGCCGTTGAAGAAGAGGTCGTTCTCACGGATCGACGCGTACAGCTTGCAGTCGTCCGTCTTCTTCCCAACGACGTCATCGCCGGTCATCTGCGCGGCGTCCTTCTCGTTCTTCGAGACCTGGAAGCCGATCGAGATCGTGACAACGCTCTGGGTCTGCCGCGTCTTGTACGCGTTCACGAGCGGGACGTTGTCCGCGCCGGTGTGGCTGAAGATCTTCGCCGCGCCCTGCCGCGTGTAGCGGTAGAAGGCAATCGTCTCCGTGCCGCGCGGGTAACCCGAGGCGACGCGCGCGACTTGCCGCGCGATCAGGTTCGGAACGTCGGGCAAGACGAGACGGTTCTGGACGGCTACGAGGTCGCGCGGATCGATGATACTGTCCGCGACGTACGTGGTTCCGATGCGCTTCATGTGAGTCTCATCTCCTTGACGTCCCTGCTACGGCAGGTTCAGATCGAGCGTGACGATCGACCCGGCGCCTGCCCCCGTCGTGCGGAACTTGGCGTTCGGGACAGCGACGTTGCCGCCGCCGCTCGTCTTGCCGAAGTTCGCGGTGGCCGCGTTGGCGTACACCGCGTCAGTCGGCGACACCGCCTCATCGACCTCGACCTGGACCGGACCGCGCCGCATGACGGACACCATGACGGTGTCCTCGTAGCGGTTGCGGTAGACCTCGTTGTTCGAACCATCGAGGTCGATGTGGTCCTTGGTCGGGTCGGCGACGGCGACGCCCTGGAACTCGCCGCCGACGAACTTCTTGTATTGCTTCTCCTTGTCGGTGCCGAGCTCGACCGCGCATCCGAACGGAATCGTCCCTTCGGCCGCCTTGTCGCCTACGCCGTGGAAGGCACCGCCCTCGGGGATGTACCCCTTGCTCAGTGCGGACTCCTGACCCGTGAAGCTCATTGCTTCCTCCTCGGCCTGTGGCGGCCTACTTCGTTTCCGTCTTGTTCGGATCCCGGTAGACGCCGTCCGTGCGCGCCGTGCGCTCCTTCTGGATCTCCTCCGGCGTCCGCCCGTCGTCGTTCCGCCCGCGGACGCTGTGTGCGCCAACCGGCTCGCTCGCCTGCTTGCGGTACGCCTCGACCGCGGCGTCGAATCGCGCGAGGACGTAGTCGTCGTTCCGGCCGTCGAGCTTGACGTCGGGGTTCAGGGCCTTGAGGACGTTGACACGAATGGCCTTCGCGTCCTTGCCCTTGAACTCGTACGCATCGCCGATGACTTCGCGGGCGAGATCGATCATCTCGAGTCGCTCGTCGATCGCGGCGTCGGTGCGGGCCTGTGCTCCCGTCTCGGCGGCCGTGACCTTCGTCTGGAGCTCGTCGACCTTGGTCGTGAGCACCCTGATCTGGTCATCCTTGCCGTCGGCGCGGCCTTCGGCGGTGTCGATCTTCTTCTGCAGCTCGAGCTTCTCAGCCTCGAGCGCGTCGACCTTGGCCTTCACCGTGGGCAGTTCGGCCGCGTCGGTACGCAGCGCGTCAATCGCCGCCTGGAACGCACCCACTTCCTTCTCCGTCGGGAGCTGCTGCGCTCCGTCCATCGAGAAGCTGATGTACAGGCCGTCGTTGATGGCCAACTTCATCGTCTTTACTTCCTTCTCGCCGGGCATGTCGTTCCCTCCTGCAGTTCGTACGGATTCCTCGCTCAATTCCTCCGCGCCGTCGCTGATCGAAATCAGTGCCCGGCAGCCCGGGCCGGCCCTGCCCTTCGTGACGTGGGCAAGGTGGTCGAACACCGGCCGGGTTTGAACCTTCGTGTACTGCTTGCCGTCGTAGATTCCACGGCGGTCCTCGACCTTGGCAAGGATCCCCGCGGAGACTTCGACCTTCTTTCCGCTGAGCACGTCGGCGATGAGGTCACGGTCGAAGATCGACTCGATGCCGACAATGACGTCGCCGTCGACGTAGAACGACTGCGCGTCCGTATGGAGGACGCCCTTCGTGTGGAACGCCCGTTGCGCGTCGCTCGCCATGTCGCAGAACGGAATGTTCCGGCCGTTCGAGGAGCGTGGATGGAGATCGGCCACCGGGCGCCCGGGCATCCCACCCATGAACGCTGGTGTCGCAAACTCCTCCGCGGGCTTGCACTCGTAGACGGTGGTGCCATCCGCGTCCATGTACGGCAGGACGGTCATGCGAATCATCCGCACCTTGGCCGTCAGGATCCCTGTCTCTTCGTCGTAGCGGACAACCTCGATCGGCGTCGCGCTCATGACACGTTGCACGCGGCCGTCGTTGCGCGTCGGCACGAAGTCAGCGGCGTCAATGCGCAGCAGCTTCGGGTCGAGGCGCGACAGCGCGACGAGGAGCGCCTGGTCGTGGATCGACTCCGGCTGGTACCCGGCGGCAGCGAAGGCGGCCGTCGCGGCGCCGTACAGCGCCAGCGTGCTTTCCTTCTGCGCCGACGTGAGATCGGGACGCATCCCTTCCAAGTCGGAGATCGAGAACGGCATCGTGGATCCTCCTGCCTTGCGGACAACGTCCTCTTGGGCGCATCCGCATCTGTCCGCTCACCTAACAGAACATTCCGTCCAAGACGGACGGGCTCCCCGAAGAGAGCCCGTCGGCCCCTAGGTGTGGTGGCTCCGCAAGGAGGTTTAGCGGAAAGGCAGCTCTCGTTCTGCCTCGCGTCAGTCAACAGAAAGACTAAGGGCCGCCCGGCTGGACATCGGAGTCCGGTACGGCCCTCAGGTGTGTGCCAAGATGGTCTTGGTGCTTCAGCCAACAGACTGTAGCGACTTCGCCAGCCTATCGCCCTCGCCCTTTGGCAGTAACGTTACCGCCATTCGCGTCACGCTGGTTCGCCGGGTTGTGCTGGCACCGCGCTTCGTGCCGCTGCATCATCTCGACGTTCTTCTTCGTCTTCTTCCGACTGAATCGGCAGTAGGCGCATTTCACCCGCTCTTGGGTGTAGTAAACAGGCACGCCGTCCTATTCGAACGCGGTGACCGTGAAGCACTGCAGGATCTCGGGCATCCCGATCTCTGGAACGCTGCCACGAATGCCAACCGTGTACGTCCCCGGCTCGGCGTACGTGTGGGTCCGGATACGGCCTTCGGCGTAGTACTCGCGGCTCGTGATCGGCGTTCCCTCACCATCGCCCCACTCAATGAAGTAGAAATCGAGGTCCGCACCCCACTGCTCGACCGAGATTGTCATCCCCGCGTGCTCGCCGAGGCGGACGTAGCCACGTGGATTCTCCACCGGCACGATCACGGCGTCGTGCTCTTCCTCACCAATGAAGATGCGCACACCGTAGACCCCTGCCTGCTTGTAGTAATGCGAGTACACGCCGACGCCGCGGACGATGGTGTACGCGTCCTTGTCAAATGAGTCGCCCCAATGCACGTCGCCTCCGGCCGTCGCAACATACACCTCGACCCAGCCGGAGATGACGCTCTCAACGGTCAGGATCCCACCGTCGCCCGTCCGTGCCGCATCGCGCCCGGAGAGCCCAAGGATGTCGGTACATCCACCGACCAGGAACAACACCGCGCACAGCCCGACCACTGCCCCTAGAACCACCGCTCTTCGCATCATCGTTCCCCCTTTTCACGTCTCACTGAGTTGATCATACAACCTCGAACGCAAGCACCCACACCCATGGGTTCGCGTCCCGACCGCGACCGCGCTCGGCGTACATCTCGTCCCACAGATCGGAGAACTGACCGGACGCTGTGAAACTCCAATCCACAACTGGAGGATGACCATCCCCAAACCGCGGATCGATCCCCTCCGCCCGGGCATCAGCATCGCTGATCTCCTGGATCCGCTCCGCTCGCACATCCATGTACAGCAGGACCGTGCGGCCAGCCTCGGTCGGCATGTGGATCGACGAAAGCGTGTCGCGCTGCCACCGCCACGGAATCGGCTCGCCGGTACGCAGGCTCACGACGAGCGCTCCGTCATCGGCGTAGTGTGCGAGGCCGTCCTTGCCCCGCTTCAGCGGCTCAGGCATCACGCGGAAGTCGCCAATCTTGCCGTAGTCACACCACAGCCACCGCTGCATGGCCAGGACATCTTGCCTGCTGAGGCGCGGACCACGATTGGCCCAGAAACTGCGCAACTTAGCTGCCTGGGCGTCCGTCAACTCAGGCTGCAGTTTCATCGGCCGCCGCGTCTGCGTCTTCCGCCCCGTACGCACCGCATCGCGCAGCTCGCGGACAAACGGCGGCGTGCGGCCAGCGATCTCGAGGCCGTGGTAGAGGAGAACCTGTTCCCCAACACACCTACATTGCGGCGACATCAAGTACTCCTCCTGTAGAGCCTAAGAAGTACGCGCTTCCACTGGTCGTACTCCTTCATACCACGGACGATTCCCGGCTCGACCGTCCACACCTCATCCGTGAGGAACGTGTCGCGTGACAGCCATGCCCACCGACCTCGTACCCAAGAGAACAACTGCGCTTCCGGCAGCTCAGGCATCAGATTACTCCTTCTCCTGCCGCGCGCTGGCTGCACTCCATCCAGCATCGAACGCAGCTCGCAGTCTTTTGTCCAGGTCGTCCCATAATGCATGATCTCCACTGATTGGGAACTTAGGCAGAGAGCATGCCCGGCCTTCCGAAGAACGCTTCCACGCTCTCCAAGCCCTTTCGTACGGGGTCTGCACGCGCGATCGTCCGTCAGGCATCACTAGCACCTCCCCGGACCGGCCGGCCCCGAAGGCCCCGCTGGCGGATCTACCTCGTACACGGTCCGCGACTGCACGATGTGGCCGGGAACAACGGGAAGCGGATCCTTCGCCAAGATTGCCTGCATCTCCGCGCTCCCCTCGAGCGTCATAAGGCGACGTAGCGTCTCGTAACGCACATGCGGCACGGCCAGGTGCTCGACGATCTCCTTGGGCCACGGAACGTCAGTGTCCCGCATGCGGTGTTGGTGTTCCGCCTCTTCCTTGGTGAAGAGCCGTGCCTCACGAATGTCGCAGACGTACCCAGCGTTGTTCTTCGCCCACCACACAGTGCAGTTGCCGCAGACCGCACCACGACGTGTGTCCTCCATGTAGAAGAGCTCCCCCAGGGCAACTTCGAACATCCCGAGGCATGTCTGTTTGTCGAACCCAAGGATGATGGGAGACTGCCATCCTGCAGGGAGAAAACTCACCCCAAACCACGTACCGTGGTCTTCGGTGATCGTGCCCTCCATGCCTGCGTGGACCTGCTCCTTGTACTCGATGTCGCCCGACAAGAGACGCACCCGCGTCCCGACGACGATGTCGCACCTATCCATCCCCCACCACCTTCATCACGAGCCCGCGGCGGCCGGGCAAGGCCGCCCAGGTAATCTCCGTTCCGAACGTCAGCCCGACCATGTGCGCGATCGCGATCGGCACGGTAGCCCTGAGCGACCTTCGCTCGCCTTCGATCGATGGGTCGAGAACGACGACGACGTTGCTCGCCCCTGCTGCGGCTTGTTTCACCACCCGGAGAACGAGCGTGCCGTCGACGCCCTTGCCCGGCAGCTCGGCCGCGAGGTGCGTGCCGCCCTCGATCCCTTGGCTCTCGCAGAGGTCACGCGGCAGCGTCAGCCGCAGCGTGCCACCCGTCGTGCTCGAGCGCGTGATCCTGTACATTCGCTCCCTGTGCTCCTTCACCGTTCGCCTCCTGCATGCTGCTCTCGGCAGAGATCCCCTCCGCAGGGTGCGACACGATCTCTCCTTCCTCGATGACGATGCCCGTCCCCTTGCCGGGCTCCGCGACGACTTCCATGAGCACTGTGTACCCCCGTGCGATCGCTCGCTCGACAATCCGCTGGCGCTTGGTCTCGTCAAGTAGCGAACCTGCCTTGATCCGCATGAACTTGAGCCGTGGGTTGAGCGCCATGCCGATGTCGACGCTCAAGTCGATCAGCTCGCCGTCCGAGCACTGGTCGACGGGGATCCCGCGACACGTCACGAGACCGTCGTCACTGATCCCCATCCCTTCGACGGGGATGTTGGCGCGGTCGAGCATCTCACGCCGCTGACGTCGCAACTCGCCAAGCTTCTCGTCCAGCGTCTGCCACGTCCGCTGCTGCTTCCCGAGCTCCTCGGTGAGAGCCTCGCTCCGCTCGCGGGCCCGCAGGGCATGCTGGTACGCTTCGTTGATCTGCGCTGCGCTCTTCAGCTCTTCCTGGAGTGGCGTTGTGTCCACGTCGATCAAGCTGGCCACGTCACGAGCGAGTCCTCTCTGAATCTCGTCGTCCTGGTCCTGGTCGTGGCGCAGCTTCTCGAGCTTGTGCGTCAGCTGGGCAATCGACTCCTCGACCTCGCCAATCGCCGCCTTGCGCGTGGCCATGATGTCTTCGAGCCGCTGCAGTGCCGCCCGGCGCTCGCCGTGGGCCTTGTTGATCCGCTGTGCCTGCGCCAGCTGTTCAACGAGACCGGAGACATCCACGGCAGCCGCTGGCGCTCCCGCAGGTATCGGCTCCAAGGCACCCGCCTGAGCCTCCAGCCGATCGAGGAGCACTTTCGCGTCGTGGCGCTCCTTGTAGAGTGCCTTCTCCCGCGACTCAAGCTCGCCGAGGCTGATCGGCAGGTGGACAAGCTTCTCGAAGATGGCACGCCGCTTGGCCTCGGACATCCGCCCGAACTCGACAGGATCGAACGCAAGGTCCCCAGTGAAAGTGTCGAGGAGGGCCTGCGGTGCCTGCTCGTCTTCCTTCTTGTTCGCCGCGCGCACCGAGAGGCGGATCCGCTCGCGGTCGAGGATCGTCTTCTTGACCTCGTACGCCGTGGTCAGCCCGGGCCCCTCAAGCCGGAGCCACACCTCGGCACGCTCCGCGCCCTCGCGCACCGGCATCGGATCGATCCCGCGGTCCCCCGTCAACGCCCACGGGATCGCATCGGAGAAGCTCGACTTTCCGGCGCCGTTCGGGCCGCTGATGATGATCAGCCCACCATGCGGAAGCTGCGCCTCCGCCTCCTTGATGCCCTTCAGGTTCTTCACCCGCAGCGCGGCAACGTACAGCGCGCCCTGGTTCTCCGTTGCGACAGCCTGAGCCCCTTGTGTCATGTCCTACACCACCACCTTCTCATCCTTCAGCCAGACGACGTCGATGTCACCGTCCTCCCGCGTTGCGATCCTGACCCCAGTGAACGGTCAATCCTTGATGAACTCTTCGATCGGTTGCGATGCTATCCCCTCGAGCAATTGAACCCGCATAGGATCGACGATCGCCACAACGTGCGGGTGGCAGTTGTCGTTCAGCCACTTCACGAGCGGAGCGGCTACTGCTCTCAGCTCTGCGAACTGCTTCTCATTGAGCCTCATTCCGATCTCCCTCCTCTGTACCAGTATAACCTCACAAGAGGTTATCCGACAACTCTCCCACCATCGACGACACCAGGCCGCCGAGGATGCTCGTCCCGTCTGCCTCTCCGCCCTCAGTGGCTGCGTCGACGACGGCGCGCTTCTCGTCGATCAGCTTGGCGATCCGCTCATCGATCGTCCCTCTGCCGACCAGGTACCAGCAGTTCACCGAGTCGGTTTGGCCGATGCGGTGACAGCGGTCCTCTGCCTGGTCGTGGTCCGCCGGCGTCCACCCGAGCTCGACGAAGACGACGTTCGACGCCGCGGTGAGCGTGAGGCCCACTCCCGCGGCCTTGAGCGAGCAGACGATAAGCCGGCAGCGATCGTCACGCTGGAAGCGGTCAACGCTCGCCTGGCGCGCGGCCGCGTCGTCCTCGCCAAGTACGTGCGCGGCATCGCGGAACTTCGCAAGGAGCGCCTTCTGCACGTCGATGTGGTGGGCGAATACGACGAGCTTCTCACTCGTCTCGAGGAAGTCCTCGATCCACCCGCCGACGGCCGCGAGCTTGCCATCTGCCGACAGACGCTTGAGGACCTCGATCTTCACCATCTGCTCGGCCTTCGTCGCCCGTGCCGCCTTCTCCTCCGAGGCGTTGTCGCGCAGCCAGGCGACAACATCGGCCTCGGCTTCCCGGTACTCGTCCAGGTTGTCGATCTCGACCTCGACCATCGACCGTTGCTTCGCCGGCAGCTCGCTGAGCACGTCGGCCTTGTTCCGCCGGATGTAGCACGCCTCGCGCATCCGTTGGTTCAACTCGCTCAGGTTCGATGCCCCGGACAGGTCCCAGCCCCACTCGCCCTTGTACGCGTCGCAGTACCGCTTGGCGAACGGCCAGAAGCCGCCGAACTCGTCGAGCCGCCCGAGGATGCCGAGCTGACTGATCAACTCGACCGGACGGTTGAGTACCGGAGTCCCCGTGAGGGCGAGGCGCACCTCGGCGTGCGCGGCGATCGTCCGTGCCGCTTTCGAGCGGACCGCGCGCCCGTTCTTCAGGTAGTGCGACTCGTCGAACACCACCGCCCGCAGACCAGCCTTCATGAGCGCGTCCTTGTGGCTCGACAGGATGTCGTAGTTGATGACGAGGAGGTCGGCTTCGTAACTCGCCGCGCGCTTCGTCCCTGCGATCGTCTTGATCGACCGCGCCGGCAGCCATTTGATGGTTTCGCGGATCCAGTTCAGCTTGAGCGACGCCGGGCAGACGACGAGCGCCGGAAACGCGTGCAGGTGTTCGAGCGTCGCGAGGGCTTCGACCGTCTTTCCAAGCCCCATCTCGTCGGCGATGAAGCAGCGCTTGGCCCGCGCCGCGTACGCGACCCCCGCCTTCTGGAACGGACGGAGCGTCCCGCCGAGGCCGGCAACCTCGAACTCGTCCCCCGTCGCCCGCGATGCCGCCTTCGCCTCCTCCCGCTCGACGAGGGCCCTGGCGATCGCCTCGTGCACCTCCGGCGCCACGTCGAACTGGTAGACCTCGGCGACTTCCTCAAGCGCCTTCACCGCTGTAGGGATGAGCTTCACCTTCCAGGCGTGGACTATCTTGTCCCACCGCGCTCCCGGGATTTGCCGCACCGCACCGACGACACGCTCGTCGAACGGGAAGCGGATCTGCGCCACGCCGTCGCGATCAAGGGTCACCTGACGCGGCAGGATCGCCTCATCACCAAGCGTCCAGGCCTCCGTCGGCTGCACGCGGGCCCGCTCTTTGGCTATCTCCACCCAAGCTGCGACCTCCGGCTCGATCGTGAAGCCGAACGTGTCGGCGAACGCCTCAAGACCGAGAAGGAGCTCGTCGGTGCGCGGGACGATCCATTGCTGCGAGCCCTGACACCAATGGCGCCCGGGCATTGTCTTGACCGCGGCGACGAGCACCTGATCGTATGGGAACCGTAAACGAATCGCCTCGCCGGAGTTGTCGATCGAGATACGGCGCATCGCCTCGGGATCCGCCGCCCACGGCACGGAGTCGTCTGGGTATGGGATCTCGACGATGTCGATGCCCGCCGCTTCGACCTGCCGGCGGTACTTGAGGACCAGCTTCCAGCCACGCTCTGCCTGGCGCTTCGTCCACTGCGCCGGGTCGAGCTCAGCCAGCGTGTGGCCGAGGTAGACGTCGGCCATGCTGAAACCCTGGCCATCCTGCGCTCGGGCCCCGTCGCAGCCATCGCGAACGACCTTGAGTGCCCGCTGGATCGCCTCGACCGTCGAGTTCGACTGTACCGCGGAGAAGAGGTCGCTAGCTGTGGCCGTACGCTCGTCAGGCACTCGCTCTCACCCTCTCTTTCTTCGCACGCTTCCGTTTGGGCGTCGAGACAAGTTCCCTCACAGCGAGTTCTCGCGGCGTAAGGTCCAGCTTCGGCTCCGTCGCTTGGGCTGGCGTGACCACAGCAGCCTCCTGCCAGCGGTATCCACAACGGTGACAGCGGCGATCGATGAAATCGGCCTCGACGCGTAGGTGCCGCCACTCGACCTTCTGCTGGGTCGCGTAGTCGAAGCGCACCTGCGATCCAGCGCCGACGAACAGCGTCGCGACAGAGTCGCCACCGCACTTCGAACAGGTCGCGTCAGGATCGAAGGCAGGCAGAGCAGTCACGTCCTCACTCCAGTAGCGCGCTTCATCCCTTCACTACGCCAAGCGGTGTGAGTTTGACGATCGCCTCAACAAGATCTGCCTGGTCAGCCATGACTCGCTCGATTGGCTTGTAAGCAGCGGGTGCCTCGCTCAGGTCGACGGGCCTACCGTAGCGGTCCTTTCCATCAGTGATGTCGTCCCAGCCTGAGAAGACGACACCTTTCATTGACTCCCGGCACTCCTCGACGGTGTGTGTGCGGTTGAACTCAGCCCGGCCAGATGCCCGCCCGGCACCGTGGCTGCAACTCTCGAACGAGTTCTTGTTCCCGAGGCCGCGGACGATGTAGCTCGTCGTTCCCATGCTGCCGGGGATGATGCCGATCTCGCCAAGCTTGGCAGATGTCGCTCCCTTGCGGTGGACCCACACGTTGCGACCGAAGTGGTTCTCGATCTGCGCGTAGTTGTGGTGGACGTCGTAGGAATTTGCATGGCCGCAGAATCCGAGGACGTCGATGAACTCGCTGATGACGACATCCATGATCCTGGCGCGGTTCTCCCTCGCAAACGCAAGGGCAAACTGCATCGCGTCGATGTAGTCTTTCGCCTCCGGCGTCCCGATCGGTAGGAAGGCCAGGCTGTCGTCACCCTTCCCGGGAGGTAGCGAAACATGCCAACGCTCGCACAGCTTGGATGCCGTCGCGACGTAGTGCTTCGCGATCATTAGCCCGAGGTGGCGGCTCCCACTGTGGACCATCGCCCAGATGTACCCGTCACTTCCTTGCTGGATCTCGATGAAGTGGTTCCCGCCACCGAGCGTTCCAAGCTGGTAACGAGCCGACTCTGATTCCTCGCGCACTGCCTCGACGTCTGGTGCGTTGTCGAATCCACCCCACTCTTGCGGGCTCTCGTGGTGATCGAACCCAACAGGGACACGGCGTTTGATTCCTTCCAAAACGGCACGCACATCGTCTGTGTTCATCGGGCCGGCGTGTAGCCTAGCTGCTCGCATCCCGCACCCAATGTCGACGCCAACCGCGTTTGGGATCACGGCACCTTCGCACGCGACTACCCCGCCGATCGGCATCCCGTACCCGCTATGGCAGTCGGGCATCAGCGCGACGTGGTGGACCGTGACAGGATGGTTGGCGAGGTTCATCGCTTGCTCCATCGCCTTCGGCTCCACGTCGGCGCACCAAGAGAAGATCGGCAGCCTTGTGTTTCCTGACTTCACAAACAGCATCTCATGCCACCTCCGGGGACTCGTTCCACTCACGCCCGTCGAGCAGTCGGCCAGCGGCCTTCTTGCCGACCTTCTCCATGAGCCAGGTCTGCGGATCGCTCGGCTGGCCCTCGCCGTCGCGCCAGATGTGGCCGCTGGAGTCAACGGCCTCGAGGGCGCCACGCTCGTCCTCAGCGGCCTCGTCGCGCCTTCCGTGGAGAGGCGTTACGGGTTCCCAGTCTCCGTGGCTCTTGAAGAAGAACCGCACGCCTGCTGCCTTGCACTGATCGCGCAGGCTCCGCGCCCAGTCCGGGTGAAGCGGCCGCGCGCCGGGGCCGGTCTCGCCGCCGCAGATCACCCAGTCGAGGCTAGGGAGCGCCTCGAACTCAGCGGGCTTGATCCCCAGGGGCCCGCCAGGCGTTTCCACAGCCAGTGCGCCGTGCCGATTTGACTGCGCGCGATATACACCGCGGAGAGCCACCGCTTTCGGATTCAACACACCGAAGTCCGCACGGACCATCCCGTGGAGACGGACCCAACGGCTTGAAACCCGCGGGCAACAGTCACACGTTTCCGAGTTCAGGCCAAGGTCCACGGGCCCCAGTAGTGGCTCGCAACTCACGAACCGCTTCGCCGCGGGCACCTGCAGAAGCACCGGGATCCGCTCGTCCGCCGCTGCCTGGTTCTCGGCCGTCACGCCCACCCACACGTTTGGCAAGAAGTCCCCGCCGCCGAGGAGTCGCGGGCTCGTCCCGATCTGCTCGTAGAGCTTGGCCTGGATGTTCTGCGGCCGCTTCGTGAGAACGAGGAAGCAGTGCTGGCGGCACTGTGACATGACCTCGAACACGTCCTCGACGAATTCTGCTGGAACGTCGTCGTGGAACAGATCCCCCATGCTCACGACGAACACGCGCTGCGGCTTCTTCCAGTGCAGCGGCTCGTCGAGACGCTCGGGGTGCAGTGTCACTCGGAACGGCTCGTCTGCCAGGTACCCGTACCTCCCCCGGAGGCGCTTCGCCATCCGCGCTGCGTAGCAGTGGTCGCACGCCGCGCTGACTGGCGTGCATCCAGTCACGGGATTCCATGAGGCGGTTGCCCACTCAATCTTCGTCGCGCCCATCAGTCCGTCACGACCTTCGCAACACAGGCCACGTTACAACCTCATCCGAGTAGTCCGGATCCATTCCGTAGATGCGCTTCTTCTCTTGGACTGCGAAGATCGGACACGCCGTGATCCGGTTGTCCTGTGTCTTCAACTCGTGCGCAATGACCTCCAGCTCTTGATCAGACATCCTTTCGCTCACCGCCTTCCTTGGCCATCTCCGCCGCACTCCGCAAAGGGCTCTTCCCGGGTTTGAGGATGTGGTTGTACTTCCCCTCGCGGATCCGCTTGGTGATGCACGTTATGCAGTACCCGCTGTCGGTGGCCCCGCCTTTGCCGCAGCGCTTGCACTCCCTGTCTAGGTCGATGTTGATCGTGAACTCAGCCACCGCCTACCCCCTCCCCACGTGTTGCTCAAGAGTTGCGGCACCGGACGGCTTACCCAGGGTGACTGGATGCCATTGTCGTAGACGTAGTCCATCTCGTCGCGGAATTGCCTGTCGCTTGAGCAGTAGCCGCAGTGCCAGAACCACCTTGTTCCGCGCGCCTTCGTCCAAACCCGCACGATCGTCCAGCCCTTACGGGACGCAGCCCGTGGCGCGGGAGTGCCGCAGATCAGGCAGCGACGCGCTTCTAGCTGCATCACTCACCCCCCAATTGCCTTGCTGGCCGCGACATGGACGTCGTTTCCCTCTGACTCTCTCCTCTCCCGCAGGCGCTTGGAGTAGTACTCGCCAACCAGGCGCTTGGAGTAGTACTCGCCAACCTCGCCCTGGAAGAACGGATCGCCCGCTGGAGCGAACCGCCACTTGCGCAGAAGAGCCTCGTACGGTGCGGTGTCGATCCAGTGCTTCATCTCGGCTTGCGTCACGTTCACCCCTCCTTGCGTGGGTGCGGTCCAGTGTTAGCCAAGTGCCTGTTCGCTTGCTCTGGGCTCAGTACCAACAGCATCCGCCCATCCTGTAGGTGGATTTCGCCTCGCCTCTTTCCGTGGCCACAACAGCTTCCTCTCATCGGGACTCCGCCGTCCGATAGAGCGCGGACAATGGGAGCAATGCACGCGTCGATCCCTACAACCTTCCAATGAGCCTTGCCATCACACGACAGATCCTTCGGAACGATAACCCTCACGGGAACGTCGTTCAGCCTACAGTGCCGGCAGTTGCTGTTCATCACCCCTCCCCGCGTGCGAGCGCGATGCGCTCCTCAACGTTCTTGCGGGCCCGCTGCAGCGCCCGTAGGCCGTTCCACCGCTCCATATCCTCTGCGATACGGATCGCGTCGTCGAGGGCGTCGCTCTCGCGGTACAGGGCCGTGACCTCAGCCCGAGTGTGCCCCGGCGCGAGAACGTGAAGAGAGGCGGCCCCGGAGAGCCGCCCCCCTTCCCCCTCAACGGCGACCCGTGGTCGCCCATGCTCGAGGCTCCGTAGCAGACTCTCTCCACTGATGGGTTTGCTGGTAGGCTCGTCCGTGAATCGGACAGACTCGTGCGACTGCGCTGCGACCATCTCTGCCTCCCGCCGTTGAGTGTTCGAACCACCATAACCTCACACGGGGTTATTGTCAAGAGGCGAAGTGTGGCAACAAAAGAACCCTTTTGTTGCGAGAACGGCACAAGACTAGAACTGGACTGCATCCGTGCAGCGATCGAGCCAAACGGCCCGCGAATCGCCTCGGATGTCTCGACGGGGCTCCACTGTGGCCCCGATCGCTCACTTTTGGGGCCCGTTCTGGACAAGCGTCCCATCGCAGCGTGACAGGCGTCCACTGAGGCCTCGGCGACCATCGGGCGGCCGATGACGGCCAGGCGTCTTACCCTCTTTCCACGTTCGCGGGTTACCATGAACCCGTCATGCCGACGATCGCGATCGCGAACCAGAAGGGTGGGGTGGGGAAGACAACAACGACAGTCACCCTGGCCGCTGCACTCACGCGGAAGCGGAAGCGAGTGCTGTGCGTCGACCTCGACCCGCAAGCCGGCTTGACGCTTTCCTGCGTTGCCCCCGAGCGGACGCCGACCGAGACGATCTACTCGGTCCTCATCCACCCGGAGAAGCTTGCCGGCGCGATCGCTCCCTCCGAGGAGGGGTTCGACGTCGTGGTAGGCTCTCAGCACCTCGCCGCGGCCGAGCTCGAGCTGGCGAGCCGCCAAGACCGTGCGAGCCGCCTGGCGACCCTCCTGCGCGGCGACAGCCACGACTACGTCCTCATCGACTGCCCGCCGTCGCTCGGGCTCCTGTCGATCAACGCCCTCGTCGCGGCGCGCTACGTGCTCGTCCCGGTGGCCACCGAGTACCTCGCTCTCCAGGGCCTGGCGCTCCTCGTCGACACGATCGAGCGGACGAAGGCCCTCAACCCGGCGCTCGAGCTCCTTGGGATCCTCCCAACGATGATGGACCGCCGGACGCTCCACTCCCGCGAGGTTCTCGACGTCCTCCAGAAGCGGTTCCCGGGTGAGGTCTTCCAGCCTGTCTACCGCACGGTGCGGTTCAACGAGGCGCCCTTGCTCCGTCGGTCGATCATCTCGTACGCCCCGCGATCGCAAGGGGCGAAGTCGTACACCCATCTTGCGAAGGAGGTCATCCGCCATGCCAGGGGCTAAGCGCGCGACGCTGTCGGAAGCAGGCATCGATGCGATGTTCACGAAGCCGGCCGCGACCGCCACGGCCGCCAGCGACGATCTGACGGAGAAAGAGACGCTCTACCTCTCGGCCGAGGCCCGCGACTGCCTCGAGGACCTGCACCGCGAGCTCCGCCGTGGCGCCGACGGCCGGCCGGCGATCGCCCGTTCGGTCGCTTCGAAGTCGCGGATCCTCGACGCGTTGCTTCGTCTGTACTCGACGAACGTCGACGAGATCGCCCGCCAGATCACGAACTCGCCCGGTCTCTAGACACAACGACACAACAAGGTGTACACTGCCCGGTATGAGACAGTTCGATGTCTTTGAGGAACAGGGACGCCTAGAGCGGCGGAAAGAGGAGAAGCCCCGCGCGATCGGCCTCGGGGTAATCGCGCTCCTGGCTTTCTTCCTTGGGCTCGGCATCGGCGAAGCCACACACGTCTACGCGCTCTCGGTGATCGGCTGCCTGGCAGGGATCTTCCTCGCCATGATCGCAATCGACAACCGCGACACCAAGGGCACCGCGGTCACGACCATCGTCCTTGCGGCCCTCTACCTCATCTACACGCTCAGCGGGCAGATCCAGGCAATGCAGTAGGACAGGCAGGCCGCCGTCACTCACTCCGCAACCAAGTGCGGCTCGAGACCCATCTCGGAGAGCCTCTCCAAGGTAACAGCCACAAAGCGAGGATCAAGCTCCATTCCCACGCCGGTTCGACCGATAGCCTCGGCCGCGGCGATCGCTGTCCCCGTGCCGAGGAAGGCGTCCGCCACGAGGTCCCTGGGCACGGTGTGGTTCCGGAACGCGCGGATGTACAACTCCGCTGGCTTCTGGGAGACATGGCCGCCGTCGAACGCGTCGAGCTCGTCGTCCCCACGTTGCACTGCCCCCTGGTTCGCCACCTCCCAGACGGTCGTCTGCTTGCGATCGCCGTGCCACGAGGCCGTCTCACCGCTCCGGACCGCGTACCAGCACGGCTCGTGCCGCCAGTGGTAGTGCCCGCGGGACAGGACGAGCGCCTGCTTCACCCAGACGATCTGCGAGCGGATCTCGTACCCGGACCGAATGAGCGACTCGGCCACGACATGGGCGAACACGCCGGCGTGCCAGACGTACAGGATCGGCGCATCCCACAGCGGCCACGCCTCGGACCAGTCAACACGGTCGTCGTTCTGGATGGTTCCCACCGTCTGCTGCCCGCCGAGGACCTCCTCGCGCCACGCGCTGTCGTAGTCGACCCCGTACGGGGGATCCGTCATCATGAACGCCGGACGCGCGTCGCGAAGTAGCTTCGATACGTTGTCCGCGCTGCACGCGTCACCGCACATGACCCGGTGGATGGCACCAAGGCTCACTTTGGAGGCCATCTCCCACACCTGGCCGCGCTCGACCTTCCACTTCGCCTGGAGTTCGTCCGCTCGCTCCGTCGGGGCCGGCGGGATCTTCTCGGCCGCAGAGTCCACCGTCTCGATCGCGTCGATGTCGAACCCGAGCATGTCGACGGAGAAACCCTCATCGAGAAGGAACTTCAACTGCCCGTGCACAACCTCGTCGTCGAACCACGACAGATCGCCCGAGCGGTTGTCGGCCAGCGCGAACGCCGTCGCCGTGGCCTCATCGTCGTCCGCGTACACCACGGCAATGGTCTCCCAGCCGAGGTCTTCCACGGCCTCGTGAAGGCCATTGCCCTTCTCGATGACGTTGGTCCTGCGGTTCACGACGATCGGAACACGCTGCCCGAACCTCTCCAAGAGGCCCTGCAGAACCTTGATCTGCTCGGGGCTATGAACTCGCGCGTTGTTCGGGTCCCGGGTGAGTGACGCTACCGGCACCTGATGCACCGTGAGGTCCATGCTCACCGCCTCGCAAGGAGCCGCTCGACCCACACGAACGGCGTCCAGCGGCCGCGCCAGTAGATCCGGCTCGTCACAGTGGTCGGTGTGGACATGGTTCGAAAGGTGCGCCAATCAATACTGAGTCTGCGTCTGCGACGTTTCACGGCAAGCCCCCTTGGTGGTTTCCCGTCTTCCCGCCTAGACGGGTTCCTGTCTCTCCGTCATAACGCCAGGCGCACTTGCTGGCGCGTCGTGCGCTGCTTCCCATACACGGACAGAACCTCCCCCTCGACGACCTCTCGGAAGCAGCGGCAAAGGATCGCCTCGCCGGGGTGGCCGTCCTCGGGAGGCTCGTCGATCGAGTAGATCTGGCCCTCGCGGTCCCAGTGCGACGGCCGGGCACGCGGATAGCGCCCGTTCGGGTTGCCGCGTACGCGTTCGTCGCCCATGTTCCGCCAGATGTAGGTTGTGAGCCCGGCTTGGTGCCAATGCTCGTCGGACACCGCTGCGGTGAAGGATCCGCACTGGTCACGGGCGATGATCCCGGCACGCTTCCAGGTGACCGGGTAGACCTCCTGGATCGCCTTCTTGATGTCCTTCAGCATCGACCCCGAGCGCATGCCGTTCAGGACGACGCGCTCGATGTCACCGAAGTAGGTCTGCGGGATCGTCTTGATGAGGGAGACCTGCTCCTTCACGTGCGCGGTGACGATGTCGTACAGCCGTGCGTTCTTGATGAGCGGGTCGATGCCGGTGATCGACTTGATGGTCTTCTTCCACTGGCGCTCGCAGTACGCCCGGATCTGGTGAGCGTACTCGTACATCTCCTGCTCGAGGATCGCGTCGTCGAGGGCGCCGAGCATGATCGCCTTGAGGCGCTCGAGCGCCGCGACTACCTCCTCGATGTCATCCGTTCGCACCGCAGACGCCGCGTCGTCGGTCCGGCGTTCCCTCTCCCATCGCTCGATCGCCGGCAGAAGCTCTGTCTCGAGGGCAGCCGCGAGGAGCCTCTTCTGGTTCTCGATCAGCTCGCGCAGGTAGCGCATGTATTTATAAGCGTAGGCTGTTGGGAAACGGATCCCGCGCGCGCGGCGCCGGCGCACCCGGCGGACCGTCGGCTCGTCCGCGTCGAACAGCGCCTCGTAGGCGTCGTTGACCTGCCCGACGTCAGCGAGGAGCTCAATGAGTAGACGAGACCGAGTACTTAGCGACATCGCGCACCTTCGCTGTCTCTGTGACACACCCACGCCCCACCGGCCAGATCTCCCGGACGCGCTGGCCGCGTCGCGCCTTTGGACCGACGGTCGACGACACGTACTGGACGTCCTGCCAGCGGCCGCAGGAGCGCTCCTGGATGGCCCACTGGCGCACGGCCTTGTCATTCATGTCCGGCTCCCGGCAAAGAGGCGCGTCCGCGACATGAACACCTTGCGGTTCCGCTCGATGTTCGCGTAATGGTCCCGGCCGCGCGGGTGGTAGAGGTGAGTCACGCCGGCCCGCGGCTCGTAGAGGACATCCCCGCCCGCCTGGTAGACACGGACGGCGTAGTCGGTCTCCTCCCAGCCAAAGCCGCCGTCGTAAGAGGTCTCGAAGACCCCGACCGTGTCGAATGCGGCCGCCGTGACGAGCATATTCCCGCCCCCGCCGCGTTCGAACAGGCTCACTTCCCGCCGGCGGAGCGCCCCGCGGTCGTGGACGCGCGGATCCTCGTCGACCGTTCCATCCGCACGCTCATGCTCCGTAGAGCCAAACAGCATCGTTACGCCCGCTGGATCGACGTCGCGATAGGCGTCGAGCCATCCAAGGCCCGGCAAGCAGTCAGCGTCGAGGAACACGTACGCAGCCATATTAGGGACCGCACGGACCCCGTCATTGCGCTGCGATGCCAGCCGCCACTGCCGGCCGACAGAGGCCTGCCGGCAATCCACAATCCGGCACGCGATCGCTTCCTCGCCCATCATAACCATGACGTCAGGCAGCCACCATTGGTCGTCCGATGCCGAGAGGACAAGGCAATCACTCTCTGTCATCTGCCGCGTTACCTCATCGAGCACCGCGACGAGCGCATTCAGGCGTGTCGTGTCTCCAGGAGGAACGTGAACAGGGATGACAATCCCTAGCGACGGTGCCCTCATGCCTCTTTCTCCCCCTCGCTCTCGGCAGGCTCGGCCGGCTCGCACACAGGCACCATGCCAAGCGCCTGGAACGGCATCGAGATCGCGAGCTCGTCGGCTCCCATCTGTCCGAATCGAGCGTCACGGAAGAACCGCAACACGTGCGACATGCAACAGAACTCGAATTGCAGCTTCTTGGGCGATTGCAGCACAGGCCGGTACTCGACGCTGATGAACACCCGCCCTTCGGATGACGGGAAGATCATCCTCACGTCCGAGGAGATCCCGCGCCCGAACACGTCGATCGTCCGCGGGCACTCGGTCACGATCAGGCCGCCGCAGAAGTCGCAGTAGATCTTCTCCTGCACGACGTGCAGACAACCCCGATCGCAGCGTTCCGTGACCCGTTCGCGCACCGTGCCTCCCGGCCGCCATCCTACGTTACCCGTCGACTGCCGACAAAGCGGGTTCCTGGGATGCCATCTTCCCGGCTTTCCTCTCGGCTTCCGGCGACAGGATGATCGTCGCGACTCGCTCCAACCCGAGCACGATGGCCTCAGCAAGCGCCTGCACCTCAAGAGAGTTCCGCATGTTGACGTAGCCGCCGTGGCTCTTGCACGTTCGCACCACGCTCTCTTTGAGCACCTTCCGGCGGTTCCTTCTCAGAGCGTCATGCATGCACGGCCTCCTTCCGCGACAGCTCCGCGGCCATGCGTTCCAGACCGTCCGCAAGCTCGACCTGAGTCCAGAACCCCAGCATGCCGAGGATCAGGTTCGAATCCAGAACGCTGTGCACGATGTCTGCCTCCCGCGGCTCATCGCGCTCGACAACGATCTCCTGGTACTTCTGCTGGAACCAGTCGACAAGCGTGTTGATCGTCGTTCCTTTGCCCGTGGAGACGTTCAAGATGGCGTTCTTGATCGCCGCTTCGCCTGATGTTGGCGCGCGCAGACAGGTATAGATCGCGCGGACGATGTCATCCACGTGGACGAAATCGCGCACCTGCTCGCCAGTGCCATACACCCGCAGCGGCAGATCCCCAGCTACCGCCCGGAAGAACTCCGGGATCACGCCCGGCACGTCGAGGGCGCCGTAGACATTGCCGAACCGCAGTGAGATGACACTCGGCCGCGCTGCCTTCTGGCGTACGATCTGCTCGTCCCACAGCTTCGTGTTGCCGTACACCCCCGCCGGCGAAAGCACGGCCGTCTCATCTGCCCGTTCGCTCTCCCCGTATACCGCAGCCGACGAAGCAACGATGACTCGCTGTACGCTCTCACAGAGCCGTGCCGCCCGGAACACAGCCGCCGTGCCGAGCACGTTCACGCCAATCGCCCGCTCACGGTCGTCCTCGCACGTCTGCACGTCGGAGACCGCTGCAAGGTGAACGATCGCTTCGACCTGCAGGAGATCGACCAGGCGCTCAAGCTGGTCGGAGTCCAGTATGTCGAACGGAGAGAGAAGCACTCGCCCAACACGGAGCAGGTCCTCGATCCGCTCGCTCTTTCCGGTGGAGAGGTTGTCTACGACTGCAACCGCGTGTCCCTCCTCTACCAACGCCCGTACCAGCCTTGAGCCAATGAACCCCGCGCCGCCTGTCACGAGGATCCTCACCATTCCCTCCTTGCCGTCTTCACGGCTTCTCGTCTTACCAGCGCTGGAACACGCGTGCATCCACTTCACGACAGCGCGCGATTCCGGCCTTCGTGTCGATCCGTCCCCACTCCGCGTTGTAGAACGCGTACTGGTCCACGATGTCATTCGGCAGCGCTCGCAGTCCGTCGACGAGCCGTACGCCACCCGCCTCCTCGGCTTTCGCTACGGTGGACCAGAAGCGCGGACAGCGGTTCACCCGGACGGCGCCGACAATGAACTGGCCACCTTCGTAGAAGCGCTCAGTCGCCCCATCGACTGTCTCCCCCGTGACGAGCGCCGCTATCGTGTTCTCCCGCACGTCGAAAAGGCTGTCGAGGTCAGTCACATACACGCCCGGCTGGAGGATGATCACGTCCTCCAGGCGGTACTCGAAGAGGAGCGACAGCGCGTGGAGGTCGCCCTGCTCGTCGTAGTCGATCACGATCTCGGTGCTATCTAGGATCCGACCCGTCAGAGCGTCGCGCAGCGCGAGCGTGTCCTTCTGCCCAGCGACGAGCACGATCCTCGTACAGCCTGCCTGCTGCAGAACGAGTCCCAACCGCTGGATGAACAGCACACCTGGCTGCGCTTCGCCAAGCAGCGCTCCCGCACCGTCTTTGGCAACAAGGAGGATCCCCGTCCGCTCACGCTCTTCGTTGTCGCCGGACATGGCACCCCCTCCCCAGCTCGAGATCGCCCACTCGGTCGTCCAAGTCGACCGTAAGAACCAGTGGCTTCGCCTGCATGACTATGACGCGGTACAGGCCCGACGCTACACCCAAGTCGACCAACTCTCGCTTGCACCGCAGGTGCCTGTCCTTCACATTCTTCGACGCGAAGTTGACCTTGTAGTCACCCTCGCCATCCGTCCGGAGGTCAAAGCGCAGCACTCTCTCCTTGCGGTAGACATCCATGCTGCGGAATCGCGTCAGCTGGTGCTCGGCGACCGTGGCCACCGGGAAGACCACCTGTCCCGCTTTCGTCACGCTGATCGTCCCCGCAGGATTGCGCGGGCCGCCGCCACGCCGCACACGCACCCGCTCCCACCCGTCGCCGGCCGCAACGGCCGGCTCTGTCTTCCTCCGCCCCTTACGCGGATGGATCTGGACCTCTTTCCTGATGTGCTTGGTCCGCAGAATGGAGTCGATCTCCGCAACCGTGATCATGCTCGCCGCGATCTCCGCCTCCGACTTCTTCGTGTGGAGGCGTCGCTCCTTCTCACGCCACTCGTCCACCCATGCCTGCTTCTCCTCCTGTGTCACCGGCGGCGGATCCGTAGCATCGAGCGCCTTGATGAGACTGCTCAGGCACTTCACCTCAGGCATGCCGTGCCCTCCTCCGGCGCCAGGCACGGATCCCAAGCCATCCGAGGGCCATCGCGGCCAGCCCGCCGAACACGATCCCCACCGTGCGCCACACAACCGTCGATGCCGGCCACATCGGAGCGACATCCTCCACGAGGTCGCGGGTGATCGTCGCGATCGCTGTCGTCCGCTCCTCGACGTGCTGCACGGTCGTCTCGAGCGCCGCGGCCCGTTGGTCGATCGCCGTCACGCGCACGTCGATGCTCGCCTTCGCCTGTGCCGACGCCGCTGACACGCTCGCCGCTACTGCTCCCGCGATCGTTCCCCCTGCCTCCAGCTCCGCTCCCACGACTTCATGCACCCGTTGCGTCACGTACGGGTCCAGTAGGCCGTACAACGCCTCCGGGTCCACGGGGATCTGCTCGGTGCGTGTCAGCTGCTCGCTGTAGGAGTACTGCAGCACGGGCGCCGGTGGCATCACGAGGACCGCAACCGCCCCGGCCACCAACGCGACCCACCCAATCAGAAACAGCCTGCCCGTCCAGTCCATAGTCTGAGCCCCCTTCGTGCGCTTGCGCGCCTTGCCGTCTTTCCGCCTTTACGGCTTCACCAGTTGCTGCTTCCCGAGGATGCGACGTACCTCGTTCTCGCGGTACCACCACTTTCGCTGCTCACGGCTGTACTCTTTCCACGTCTTCTTCCTGCTGCCCCTGAACTCATACCACACGATCGGCACGCTTCTTCCTCCTCTCCGGAAGCTTGATCGCCAAGAGCCAACGCAGAACGAGCAGGCCCAGCATGACGAAGATCGCGATGCTTGCCGCCCGTCGGGGATCGACTCCCCACGCCATCCCGATCACGAGTGCCAGAAACCCGCACGCCAGGAGCCCCTTCACGGCTTACCGCCTTCCCGGCTTGCTGGGTTTCGACGAGCCAGCTCCTCGTAGAATGCAACGACCTCATCCACGCTCATTCCGCTATCCCAAACGTGCAGGTCGTCGTAATCGGGATACGTCAGCAGCCAGTACACGTCGTCGAGCGTGAGCCGGTTCCAGTCCGGCTCCCTCATCCCGAGCGACACGGGGTTGGGGTCCCGGTACTTGAGGACGAACGTGCGGAGCATCTCGTAGGCATCACGCTTGCGAATCACCCGCGCTGGGTTGCCGGCAACGATCGAGTACGGCGGCACCGTCCCCGCGACGACGGCCAGCGTGCCGACGATGCACCCCTTCCCGATCTCGGCCCCGAGAAGGATCCGCGCACCGTCCCCGATGTAGCAGAAGTCGCCGATGGTGATCCGATCATGCTCGAACGGACGAGTCGGCCCATGGCGAATGATCCGGGCCCCCTCCCCGAGGACGACGTAGTCACCAATCGTCAGGTCGCCGCACGGTGTTGGGTCGATCCAGCCAGCGTCGCGGAAGAAGTCGCCGATCGTCACACTAGGCATGGATCGCCCTCTCGATGAACTGCGCCATGAGGCGACCCGACACCGCCGGCTGAGTGTAGTGCTCTTCGTTCCAGCGGACAGACGCAGTGAGCGGTCGTGCTTCCCGGACCGCCGCGACAACGGAGGCCACCGTCATGTCCTCATAGTTGCCCGCGTAGCATTCGCCGATCTGCAGCGTGTCAACCATCGCCTCGCACTTCGGTTGGCCAAAGAAGACAGCTCGGCCGCCGCCGCCAAGCACCGGGATCGCCATGTGGAGCCTACTCGTGATGATGAGATCAACTTCGGCCAGCCTGATCCGCAGGTCATCGAAGTCCTTGGGCCACACGAGATCGCACTCTGGGAAGAGGCGAACGAGCTTCCGATGCAGCACATGGTCGTTGTCCCAGTCAGTGGTCTCCGACCAACTCGCAGGAATGGCTATCCAGTGACCGTCGAGTGCCTCCAGCGCCTTGGCAAGCACACCAAGGACGTGGTCTTGCACGCTCTCCGATTGCCGCGCGAGGTGCCACGAAACACAGATCGCGTGCTTCGTTCTCTGGGCCCACGCCGTTTCGAGGAACATCGGATCTGGAACAAGCCGCTCGTCTTGTCTATGCTGCGACACTGCGTACCCGGCGAACGTATCCCGCACTGTCACCGCGGCCGCTGCCTTCACGACCTTCGCACCATCCGACTCCGGCGGGATCATGTCCCACGAGCCGGCACCCCAGATGATGAACGGCTTCCCCATCGCCATGAGGTCGAGCGTCTTTGGCATCGGGTTCGGGCCGAGAACGGTCCCCGGGCCGTAGATCCAGAGGTCGGCCTTGGCCATGAGCGCCTCGACCTTCGACCAGTTGTCGCGCGTGGCCCAGTCGGTGACGTCCTTGTGCTCCTTCTGGATGGCGGCCGCGTCCGAGCCAATGAGGTAGAACTCCGCGTCGGGGTGCGTCTGGCGAACCAGCGTCCGGACCGCGAGGGCGCTGCGCTCGTCACCGTAGTTTCTTGTTCCCAGACACCCATGCTGGAGGATTCGGAGGGTCATCTTCCATCAGCCCACAACGCGAACACGATGAACACGAACGGACCGCACAGCAATCCCGTTCTCATCACTCGCACCTCGGTCCTGTCATCCTGCACTCCCAGCCGCCTAAGCACCTCGCACCACCGCAGCGCAGGAAAGAACCCACACACGACCCACATGCACACAGCGAACCCCGCCCATCCCCACAACGGCATCTAACTCACCGCCTTGCGGAAGTCGTCCACCCAGCAGGCGACCGTCGCCGACCAGGTATGGTTCTCCTTCATGAAGCGAATCGCCCCGTCGCGCATCGTGCGCGGCGCAACGGGCTCGTTGAGGTACCACTCGACAGCGGCTCTGTACTCAAGCCCATCGTCCTTGGGAACGATCGTTCCCAGACCCGTCGCCTTGACGAGCTCGTCGCCGCCGGTCGCACCGTCCATGACAACGGGGACTCCGCAGGCGAGGTAGTCCCACAGCTTGCAGTTGTTCACGAGCCGCGCCTCGCCCGCTGTGCCGGAGTCAAGGGCCACGTCGGCGTAGTACAAGTAGTGCTGGAACGTCCCGTGTGGCATCCGGCCGAGGAAGCGCACGTTCGGGATCTGCGCAAGATCGTGCTCAATCTGCTCGTGCCCGGGCTCGACGTTGGCGATGACCCACACGGTCGCGTACGGGAACGCTGCGGCCACCTCCCGGATCCACTGATAGACCCGGTGTGTGGCCGTGAGGCGCCCGGCGTAGACGATGTTCTTGGTCCCCGGCTCATACGGGTTCGGCTTCACCGGCGGGAACGTCCACCAGTCGGGGACACCCCACTCGGCAACCCACATTCGAGAGAACAAGCTCGGAAGTTGCTTCGGATCCTCTGTCGGCCCGAAGAGATCATGAGTGAACTTCTCGAACGCTTTACGCCGCGTGAAGCAGATCCCGCGGTACATCGAGAGGAGTTCGCTCCGCGAATGGCGCCGCCCAGGTGAGTCGCTGTGGAGCAAGAGCACGGCCGGCTTCTTGAAGTCCCACAAGCCGTTCTCCTCCACGTACTCAGCGAGGTTCCACTCGGACACGAACATCACGTCGGCCGTGTCGAACGGCTCACGATCACGAAACCCCTTGAACGGGTACGCATCGAAGCCATGCTGCGAGAGCGCGGCCGCAATCCCATAGGTCGAGCCGCAGATCGAGTGTGCGTACCAGCGATCGCGGGTCCCCATCTCCTCGCTCGGCGGCCCCTCTGGATGAAGACCGCCCACCACAACTACTCTTTGGGACACGAGAACACCCCCTGGAAGTGGTTGTGCAGCCGTACGAGCTCCGCAGGGATCACCAACGCGTTCTTCTCCCCCTCGTCGACCTCCAGAGGCGCCAGCATCCCCGCCACGGCACCGAGGAGAACGTAGAGGTTCGCCTCGTTCGGATCTCTGATGAGCCGCTGCAAGAACTCAGCCGCGTACGGCCGCACCCAGTCAATGCCCTCGCTCTTGCGTGCTCTCCGAAACAGCGTCCGGTAGCGCTCATAGCACGCCTGCGGGCTCTGCGTGGCCTTGTGGACACCTGCCACACCGATGTCCTTACCGATGCGCGCCACAGTGTGGTAACCATCCGCCTCAGCCCGCCGGAACTGGTCGGTCTCACAGCCTTGCACGGCACGGAACGGGTACTTCTTCGCGATCTCGTGCCGAACGATCCGCACGCCGAGGATGTCACGTCCAAGGTGCTCGTCGTGGAGCGAGATCAGCGCCTGGTAAACGCTTGGTGGCTGGCTCTCGATAGTACGATAGAGCCGCTGCACGGCGTCCTGGTAGAGGACCATGTCCGCGTCGACCTGGATAAAGTACGGCGTCGTGCAGCGATCGAGCATCGCCTGTAGTGCCCGATCCATCGGCGCCACGTTCTCGATCCGCTCGATCTTCACCCGGTGCGTCTGTCGCTCGAGGGCCACAATGCACTCAAGCGTCGTCGGCTCACCGACGGTGAGCACGAACGCCGTCACTTTGTCTCGCAGATCCTCAGACATCAGGCCACCCCCAGTCGGCGCGCACCTTCGCGCAGGAACTCAAGCCATGCACCCACCGCATTCGGCCACTGGTACGGCCGCGCCAGCTCCGCAATGTGCAGGCCCATGACGTTGAGCGTGGCTTCATCGCAGGCAAGAACCGTGAGCGCATTCCGCAACTCCATTGGAGACTGGTCAATGAGGAACCCTGAGTGTCCCGAGACGACGATCTCCGACGTGATCCCGACGCGTGTTGAGACGACCGGAACACCGCACAGCGAGCATTCGACCGCTGGCGTCGGCAGTCCCTCGTGGTCGCTCATGCAGACGTAGACGTCGATGTCGTTACGGTAGTAGTCGGCGATCTCGGCCCGCGTGCGGGGAATCGCGTTTCCCACCCCACGCCAGAGCACCGGCCGCAGGCTGACGTTCGGAAGGCCTGACACGCCCTCCTCGACGAGGGCGTACCGCTTGAACGGCTTCTGCGGGTTGCCGACCCAGCCCACGCGGAGGACTCGGCGCGTACCTCGCCCGTCCTGCACTAGCTCGACAGTCTTTCCCCTCGCTGCGACGTCCTTGTTGACAAGCACGCCTGGCGGATTCCACGGTGGGTAGAACATCGCCGGATCCCCCGCCACGCTCACCCGAAAGACGTCGCCGCCCCGTGCCGGGCCCCACACGGCCATGAGTGGAGGGCAGATCGTCGACAGCGCTGTGGCCGCAAGCCCGGCGTCGCGGAAGTTGCTCCAGTAGAGCGAGAACGGAATCGGCTGGTCGACCTTGGCCTCAACCGGGGCCATGTGGACGGTCGTGATGTACGGCAGTCCAAGCGGCCGGATGTGGATCGCTTCGTACAGACAGAACGGCCACAGGACATCGTACGTGCTGAGCCGTTCCTTCACCCGGCGCGTTGGCACGCCACGCAACTCCTCGTGCCAAGCAATGACGTCGATGTCGAACTCACAGTCACCGAACCACCGCACAAGGTCGTTCGCGATATGCTCGAGCGCCCAGCCCCGCACATCAACGATGATCGCGACCGTGATCTTTCCTGCGGTCTTGGTCGTCTCTCCCCCCACCAAGCCGTCACCTCCCCGGTTCACTCGCGTCTACCCCTCCGTCGGTGCCTCCAGGAACAGGTCCTCCATGAGCGGCAGGCTCGTCAGATCGCCGCCGAGGAGCTTCTGAATCATGTCGTCCTTCACACCGACGTCGACGAAATTGAGGAGCGCCGTCGAGATCGAAAGGAGCGCCTGGCCGCGCTGCTGCATCGCCTGCGTGCGCTTCACCTCGAGGTCCTCCTGCTCAAGCCGCGTCAGCGTCTCCGCCGGGTTGAACACGAGCCGGAACCGCAGATCCTCTCTCCAGCCCTTCTCGGCACGCAGCGTGTCCGTGGCGAGCACCATCTGCACAAGGCGCCGTAGCGGCTGGCGGAGGTACGCCTCCTGGCGTGCGTTGATGTAGTCGTAGTACCGCCGCAGGTCGCTCATCGCGCTCGCGAGCTCGCCGCTCTGGGCACCGATGAGCCGCGAGCGGTTGATGCGCGTCGCCGCACCGAGGACATCCCACACCCAGTCGACGAACCAGCCGAGATCGCCAGGAGAGTTCGACCCTGTCTCCATCTTCTCGTCCTGGTCGAGGACGACAACCGAGAGAGAGTTGAACTTGGCCTCGATCTCGTCCATCCACGACAAGCGCTCGGAGAGGTTGTCGGTCAGGAAGCGGCTCGTGACCTTGCGGGTCGCCATGTTGAACGCCGTCTGGCCGAGCGACCAGATCGTGTTCTCGATCAGCTGCGCGACCGTCCAGAAACGACAGTAGAACGACATCCCCATCCGCGAGCCGACACGTGGCCGCGTGAGGAAGAAGAGCGCTCGCGACGCGTCGAGGTTCACTTCCTCGCCGGAGAGTCGCTTGATCGTGAATGCCTGCGGCTTGCCGTAGGTCAGCGACTCCTCATTCGTGTCGAGGATCACGTCGGAGAACCGCGCATCGCGCGGGATGGGCTCGATGTAGCGAATCTCCTTGACGTTCTCGATCTCGAGCGGCTTCGCCGGATCCGGCTTGCCCTTGCGCTGCACGACTCCGATCGCCGCTAGGCCGACGCCGTAGACAATCTCGTGGCACAACGAGGTCTGGAGATAGTCCTTGTACCCGAGATTCTCCATGTACAACTGCACTGTGCGCGACAGCGTCTTCAGATACGGATTCTCTTCGTCGTCTTCGAAAGCGACGGACACGCCAGACTTGAGCATGTCCTCGCTCATGATGTCGGCGACGTGGCCGCAGATGAACACACCCTCGTAGAGGGCCGTCTGGGATACCGGATCATGGAGCCACTCGGGTACACCCAGTGGGCGCTGTTTGGCGAGCGGATCGCGGGCCCCCATCTGCGTGCCGCTGGGAACGAAGACCCCCGCGTCCGTGCGTGCAACACGGCCTTCCTTCTCGAGGCGCGCTGACTGCTGCACCAGCTCCGCGGCGCCCGGCCGTCGTCTCTCTCCGTCCGTCACGCTCGCTCCTTCGTCAGACCGCGGAAGTAGAGATCGATCCACCCTCGCGATCGCCCCACGGTCTTGGCGGCGAAGACGGCCAGCGCGTTAGACCAGAACGAGTCTCCGTGGCCATGCGGCGTCTCCATCGCATCAAGTGCCCCATCCACGGCGAGGATCTGCTCCAGTTGACGGTCGTATCCGTCATCGCCTGTCTCATCCAACAGATGCAGCCGGCGGTTCGTGACCTCGATGTCGAGGTCCGTTGCGATCTTCCACTCGTTTCGGCTCGACAGAACGACGGGAACCATCTGGCTCGGCAGCTCGCTCCGCTCCGCGAGCGCCTCGAGCTCGCCGCGGGTGTTGTCATAGGCGAACGAGCGGATGTGGTACTTCGCGATCAGGCGCTTCACGAGCTCGAGCTGCTGGCTGTACTCCCAACCGTCCATCCAGATCGACCGCCGCTGCCACTCGTGACCGTTGGGCAGACGCCGCAAGACCGAGATGTGCGCCGGGTGCCGCTTCTTGCCGAGGTCCCAGCCGCCGACGACGAAGCCGCCAAACTCGGGGTAGCCGTCCGACTTCGGCGTCACGATCAGCCCGTTGAAGTCCGAGCGCTGGAAGAACCCCTCCACCGAGCGCGCCGGCTTGCACAGCATCTCCTTGGCAAAGGCGATCCGCCCCATCGCCTGCAGATCCTCCGCCAACACCTCCGAGGTCAGCACCTCGGGCCAGAGGAGCCGTCCGCCCTCGTCCACCGCCGGGTAGATCTGCCAGTCGCACTTTGGATTCTCCCGCACGTGGAAGAGGAGGTCCGTCTCGTCCTGCGGCGTGCCCGCGATGTGAATCTCCGAGCGACCGACCTTCGCGATCTTGCGGATCTCCTGCTGGAAGATGCGCGTGATCTTGGCGATCTGACTGACGTCGAGCGGCTTGCGCGGGTCGGTGAGAACGTCGTCGAGGAGAAGCACGTCAGCACGGAGGCCGCGCTTGAACGCCATCATGCCCACCGGCTGGCAGGACAGCCGCTTTCCCGTTCGGCGGTCCATGTAGCGCAGCACCGTCTTCCCGGCACGCAGAGGGACGATCCCACGCATCAGGTAGAGCGGGTTCGTGTCGATATACTGCTTCGCCTTCTCCGTGTGCTGGCCGGCGAACTTCTGAATGTAGCTGAAGTAGAGCGCCTCGATGTTCCGGCCGAGCACGGGAAGCTGCCACACGCAGTAGGCGAGGTACGCGCGGAAGAGCGTCGACTTGAGCGACCCACGCGGCGCGATCGTGCAGGTGAGAGTCGACCGTGGCAAGCGGCGGCACCACTCGTGATGGTGGGCACCCATCCCGAACACGCCCTCCTCCTCCATGTAGCCGATGCTGAAGACGTGCTCGTAGAACTCCTCGAACGTCAGGTCGTCGCACGATGCCAGAGCCTGAAGCGCCGCGTGCTCCTCGGCGGTGGCCACCCGATGCCCGCGCTCAGCCGCTGCTACGCCCGTCGGCATCCCGCTCCCTTCGCGCCAGGGCAGCCACTACCGCAAGGCGGTAAACCAGCAAGACGCCAATCACGGCACGAGGCATCAGTCACCACCGCTCCGCACGGATGAGGATCTGCTTGCCCCAGTTGCCGACGACCTTGACGTACGTGAACCCGGCACGTGAGAAGAGGTCGAGTAGCTGCGGCGTCGTGTAGGCATTCACCCAGTTGTTCTCCCCCCGGACGGCAGGATTCGCCAGACGCCCCTCAGCCGGCGCGTACGACGCGAGGATCGTCGTCACCGCGTTCGACAGCTTGCCCAATAGCCGCGGCAAGTCTTCGACGTACTCGAGCACTCCGCCGAACACAGCCACGTCGTGTGGCGGAAAGTCCGGCAGCGTCTTGGCGTTGAGGTCGCAGACGAACGTACCTGAGCCACGGTCGTACACGTCCGACGGCGTGTACATGCACCCACGCGGCACCCGCTCGCGCAACGCCATCGTCCACGCCCCGAACTCAATTACCGAGCGCGCGTCGGGTTCGATCAGCGCGGCCAAGAGCTCTGTCCTCGCGTCCCATTCCGGAACAGGCCGCGGCCGCTGCCACCGTTTCGTATCGCTCAATGTCTCACAACCTTTGCCACCAATTCCTTTCTGCGATTCCTCCGGATCTGAGCTGTCGAACGCTTATTCCTCCGTGCTCGCAGTTCAACAACACCATCGACAACCCGAAAGTCGATCTCGTGAACAAGGCCGCAGTCGCAGCACATCATTCGATAGCTCGACATCACCGGGCGCACCCACTCGTCATCCACGACCACTGGGTAGAGCCTGCTCACCCTTTCACCCCGCTCGTTGGCTCAATGATCAACAGGACGATGGAAAACGGAGGTCGCTCGTTCGGTCCGACTTCGGTACTACCAGGTTTGATGAAGCGCCACCGACCTCGTTGAAACTCGGTGTGTAGGCGAGATCCGTCCCTGTCCCTGATCGGCTCGACCAGCTCTTGCCACCAGTCCTGTTCCGTGCGGTTGGCCGGAAGCAGCATGACGATCAAGTCCGCATCCGTCTCTCTCAGGGCCTTCTCGACCCACGGCCGAATACTCGAGTACGGCGGGTTCACGTAGACTCTCTCACCGCTCCAGCTCTGCGATAGCCCATTGACATCTACTGACCAGTACCGTGGCAGGCGTGCATTCACGGCGGACGCTGCCGCGTCGACCGTAAAGCCGAATCTCTGTTGGAGCGTCGCAAACAGGTCGTCTGGTAGCGTCCGATCGTCGGGGTCAACGTAGTTAGAGAACAGCTCTGGATATCCCGGTCGTGTCTGCCTACAGTACCGATGAAGCGTCACACCGCCTCCATGTACGCCATCACGAACTCCGCCGCGACTTGCGACACGATTGCATTGCCCGCTCCCCGCAGGAGGCCCACTCTGCCGGGTACCCCATGAGCCAAAGGCTGAATCGTGGGTTCAATGCGCCGCGCGACGATCTTCCCGGTACGTGGTTCGCGGCAATAGACAACGCGGTACTCTGACCAGGGAGAATGCTCGCCACCTGCTGATGAAGAGGGATCCCCGTGTCCTGCAGACGGAATGTCCCCGTCCCTCTCCGGTGGTCGGATACCGTCGGAGTGGACCAGCCCACAAGGACCGTGGCTGCTTGGTCCTCGAGACGACTCCCTTTCCCCGTATGTTCCAGGCACGGTATGCCTCCGTTCGTTGTCACTCTGGGCGTCCCCCCACCCAGAAAAGACGGAGCCTCGGTTGCGGGGCACCGACGGCCGCAGCAGGAAGAGCTGACGTCCCGACGGCATAGCCACATGCTTCCAGGTCAGTCTGTACTCCATCGAGCCATAGGCGCCCATCCGTGCTCTCAACCTGCTCTCCAAACACGACTGTAGGGCGGCACTCCGCGATGAGGCGTCGGAACTCGGGCCACAGGTGGCGCTCGTCTCGCTCTCCGCGTCTTTTCCCAGCGACGGAGAACGGCTGGCAAGGGCAACTCCCAGTCCACACGGCTCTGTCGTCTGGCCATCCAGCAAGTCGAAGAGCGTAGGACCAGCCTCCGATGCCCGCGAAGAAGTGGCATTGCGTGAACCCATCAAGGTCGCCGGGGCGCACGTCAAGGATGCTTCTCTCGTCCACCTCTCCATCAGCGATCAGCCCTGCCTTGATGAGTTCGCGCAGCCACGAACAGGCCTTCGGGTCGTTGTCGTTGTAGTAGGCCGGCATCTAATCAGGACGTCCCCTCCCTCTTCTCAATTACGTACGCCCAGGTGATCCTCTCCAAGCCCCCGCCGTCTGGGTGCGGGTCATGGACCACGTCCGAGCCGCGCATGACGACCGCGTGCTTCCGTCCGCGCGGTCCGGGGCCCGCTGCGATCCACCACGCCACAGCCGCCTCGCCTGCGACCGTCTCCGCCCAGTCCTCTACGTCGAACGCCGCCAACTCGTGCGCCGGAACCGCCACAAGGCGGAGGCCGCGCTTTGCCAGCCAGGCTTGCGCCAGGTCGAACCATCGCTCTCCCTTCTCCGCGAAGTTGGGAACAACGCCGATCGCCAGCTCGAGGATCGACGCCAGACACGCCGAGAAGCAGTTGCCCCCGTCCTTAAACCGCGTCTGCTGCACGGGGATCATTCGGAAGCCACCTTCTCGCCGCGACGCGCTAGGTACTCGGCCGCAAGGCGCTTGATTCCGCCGTCCTTCGTCGTCACGGCCTCAACCCGTGGCGCGTGCGGATCCCGGAGGCCTTCGATCTGCCCCTTCTTGATCCCAAGCACATCGGCCACTACAGGATCCGACCCGGAGTCCGAGAGGAGGTAGTAGACCGCGACCGGATCCACCTGACCGTCACGGTGGACACGGCCGATGCACTGCTCGTGCACACCCGGTGACCAGTCAAGCTCACCGAACACAACGGTCCGGCTGACCTTCTGCAGGCCATCGATGCCCTGTCCGGCTCGCAGGCTCATCACGAGCACCTTGGCGTGGCCGTCGATGAAACTGTCGCGCGCTGCGTCCTTCTGCGTAACCGACTCCGAGCCCGTGAACATGACCGGATCGAGGTCTTTGAGGAGGTCCATCCAGATCGAGTACACCTCGCGGTGCCACCCGTAGAGCACGACGCGCTCGCCCGACTCGACAAGAAGCCGCACGAACGCTGCCACATACGGAGCCTTTGCGATCCCCGTCGCCTGACGTAGCTTCCAGTCCAACTCGCGCGCCGCCTGCCCGCGCTTGGTGAACTCCGACGCCGGGCCGAGGATCACGCGCGCCAGCTCGGCCACGTCCACGGAGACGCGGTTCAACGCCTCCATGTCCGCGTCGACGTGCTGCGGAATGACCATGACCTCTGGCAGCTCGCGGGAGACGTCGGAGCGCGTTCGGCGAATCATGAGCCCCGCCTCGCGCACGTACGACCCGAACGCGACAGGCTCTCGCACCGACGCCCGCTCCGGCCGGTCGTACCGCTCGTGGCACCACTCACGCAGGAACTCGTCGAGCGAGCCGAGGGCGCCCGGGAGGAGGGCCTCCATCACGTGAAAAAACTCGCCGCCATAGTTGTAGACAGGCGTCGCCGAGAGCCCGAGACGGTACTGCGCGGCCGCGGCGATCTCCTGGGCCGCCTCGCCCTTCGCGCTAGCGTCCCCACGGCGAAGCTCCTGCACCTCGTCGAAGATCACGGTTCGGACCGTCCCGGCGAGCGTGTCCGCCCAGCCCGCGAGCTTGTGGTAGTTGGTGACCAGGACATCGGGGAAGCAACCTTCGCCCGCCTTGCCTCTCTTCTGCCTCCTGCCGGCTACGTCGTACGGTGTGCCCTTCTTGATGACATGCACGACGAGGTCCGGAGCGAAGCGGTGCAGCTCACGCTCCCACTGCGTCGTGAGGTGCGTCAACGTCACTACGAGCGCCGGCCGCGTCGACGGCTCGGTGAGCATGGCGATCGCACAGACGGTCTTGCCAAGGCCAACGTCGTCAGCCACGAGGAGTCCGCGGGTCCGCAGTGCTGCCTCTGCAGCCACTCGTTGGTAGTCACGCGGCGGAAGCACAAGCTCGAACGCCCGCGGCTCGATCGTCCCCGAGAGAAGACGCTCAACGTCGATGACACGCTGCTCGTACGCCGCCGAACGGAACTCGAGCTCGTCGCGATCGCGTTCCTTCATCTGGAGCGGGTAACGCTCGAGAAGCCAGCGGATGTCCAGTGACGTCTCGTCCGTCGCCAGGATCTCGATGTGTCCCGGTGTCCCGTTCTTCGCCGCACGCCCGAACAGCCGCTTGACGCGAAGAGACACGTGAGGCTCCGTCTGGATCACCCAGCACTCCTTGGCGCCTCGTTCGAGCGTCAGCGTGCCGTAGGTACGCATCAGAGAGCACGCTCCGAGAGCCATAGGATGACGACCCTCTTCCGCTTCAGCAGGTTCGGGATCCCGAGGTGACCGCACCGGCTCGTAACGACGAGCAGCTCGTGTATGCACTCGTCAGTGAGGTAGGCATGGATCTGCCGAACGAGCTTCGCCATGCTCCCGTCAACCTTGACCTCGATCCCAACGCCGTCCTGGCAGAGGAAGTCGATCCGGCCACCATGGACCACCACCTCGCGCTCGAACTGGATGCCGGCCGCCGTGAGCACTTGCGCAATACCATCCTGAAGCTCGCGCTCCGATGAGAATCGGAACCGATTCCCGACAAGCGCATCTCGGACGGCCACGGCGTCCGTCATGAAACCACCCGCCGCTCGCTCCACCGCGCGTAGAGAGCCGCTACACCGACACCAAAGAGGCCGCTGGCAAAGGCGAGCCCTGCATTCATCGCCGCGAAGCCGAGCGCGGTCACCGCAACCTCCGAGCAAGCCGCGGGTCGGCGAAGTCTTCTACACCAGGGCGGATCCCGGAACGATGGAGAAGCTCCCATGTAGCGCGCACGGAGAGATGAAGCGCCAGCGCAAGGAAGCCGAATGGCGACGTCCGGTACGCTTCTTTGCTGCCGCACTTCGGACAGCGCATAGGCCGCGGCGACCACCACACATGCTGACAGCTTGCGCACGTCACCCGCTGCCAGGGAACGCTGCGAGGCAAGAGCGGCTGTGCTGTGGACGGAATCGCGACCTCCGTCGCCTGCCCGGCCTCCGCTGACCTGCTTAGGCCCTCCGCAGAGCCAGGCCGAGGAAACGGCCTCTCATTCGATTGCGACACGGTGCCTCCCGCCTGTCGGTTGAGCCCCTTACTATAACCTCCCGCGGGGTTACTTGTCCACCCCTCCGCCGCTCGCTTCCGCTTCTCGCCTGCCCCGCGTGGCCATCTTGGTGTTGTACGTCACACCCACGCGCGGCGGAGACCACACTGCAGGTCCGTGGCAGTTCCGACACACGATCTCTCTATCCACAGCCGCGAACCGCTTGACCGTGACCATCGTCTCGTGGCCACACTTCAGGCACACGTAGCGCACGCGCTTCGTCTCTCCCGCCATCAGTCCCGCAGCACCTCCTCGAGCGTGTCACGCCGCTCGGCCTCGCTCGTCCCGCTCCCCGCCTTCATGACCTCGGACGGCAGGAGCGCCGGTACGTTAGCCGGCTCCTGGTAGAGCGGGATGTCGTCTGGTTCCGGAGCGATCCCGTCCATACTCCCCATCCGCTTGTGGAGCATCGCGTAGGCCGATCGCACCATCCTCTCGCGCTTCTCCTCGGAGATCTCGCCACCCTGGCCGGGTACTCCTCCGTCTCCCCCGGGACGCTGCGCATCGAGGAACACGACACCGATTCGAAGGGCCAACTCCTCGACCTTGATCTTCTGAGCAATCGCCTGAATCGCGGCACGGTAGTCTGGATCGTCGACCTCGATCGGCTTCTGACCGCGCCGGACGTTGTAGACGACCTTCTGCTTCCCACCGACGCTCATCACCTGCGGCTCTTGCACTTCGGCGTTGGTGAGCATCGTGGTCCGCCGGCTCAGAGCGTCCTGACGCACCAGTTCGGACTGGTCGCGCAGACTCTGCAGGCGGCTGAACGCTTGGGCGAAGTAGTCTTCGAGATGGGCCGGATCGGCCTGGATGATGTCCTTGATCCAGTCGCGCCGGAGCGTCCAATCCTGATAGACGGTGTTCCGCTTGACCCCGAACTCGGCCGCGATCTTGTGCGCCGCGTCGACGAGCTCCATCCCCGAGCCAATGAGATCGAGGAGGCGCCGCCGCCGCAAGAGGGTTATCTCGTGCCGCTTGAGTCCCTGGAGCGCCTTGATCGAGCCGGATGCCCCGCTCTTCTCGTCCTTCCCCGCCATGGTGTGATGTGGGAACGCGCATTCCGCCGCCCTCGCGAGAGTCTCCCTCTATGACGCGCGCTCCTTCTCTCCCATCACTCTGTTCCGCCACCGTCCTCGTCTGCCCCTGCTCCCTCTCCCGCAGATTCGCCTCCGCCGTCCGTCTCCTCGTCCGTGTCCTTCCTGGCCGTCTTCTTCGCTTCCTTTGCGGCTTTGGCGTCGACGAGCGCGTGGATCTCCTCGCACAGCCCTTCGGGTAGGAGTTTCTCGGAGATGACGACTCCGTTGCGGACGTACCGTCCCTCGCCGTCGACCGTGTACTCCTTCGCCAGCTGGCGGTAGCGCTTCCGGTCCTCGGTCTTCGCCTTCTCCTCGCGCTCGGCGAACAGCTGCACCGTGAAGGTGTCGAGCGCCTGGAGTTGGTTCTGGTCGAGGTACGTGTAGACGTCGTCGACCGTCCACTCGTCGAGCAGCGACGCGACCTTGATCCCCGCTTCCGTGTAGAACTCCGCTACGTTGACTGCCGGGTCCTTGCGTGCGACCGCGCAGACCACCGTTCGAACACCGTCTCGCCCCTTGAGGAGTCGCGCCGCTTCCTGCCAGAAGCCTTCGGCGCCTTCGCTCGTGAACGCAGCCACCGTTTCCGGCGTCTGGATCACAAGTGGATCCAACCCGTAGTAGAGCCGATACTCTTCCAAGTACTGGTCGAGTCCCGCCACCGGCTCCTGTGGCAGCTGCGCGAACAACACGAGCGTCTTCAGGCGCCCGTGGAAGTAGCGTGTGACCAGGCTCGCCAGTGCGATGCTGTGCGGCGACCCCGTGATCTCGAGCGCGATTTCGCCAGGCTCGAGCTCGACCATCGCCTGGTGGAACTCCTGCTCGAACTGCCGCAAGAGCTCCGTCATGCGCCGGTCTTCCGTCTGTGTGTACGGCACTCTGGCCTCCTTCCGTATGCACGTCACATCCATCCCAGCAGCGTCCGCCAGCGCGCGGAGAAGCTCAGGCCTCCGACGCAGCACCTCCGGAAGACGCTCCCGGACCAACCGCTTCACCCCATTCGGGTCGTCGTAGCCCAACCGCTCGGCCAGGTGTCTCCACATCCCCCTCCCCGACCCGGGCGACGCCGCGATCTCCTCGAAGATCTGGCGGAGGCTGTGTCCATCGATTTCGACATCCTCCCGCCGCAGCACGTCATCGAGGACAAGCCGCGCGACCTCTCGGTCCACCTCGGTGATCAGCCGCATCCAATCACCGTCCGGCCGTGGGACTGCGCCTCGGCTGCGAGGTCGAACCGTTCGCTCGCATCAGCGAACTCGCCGTCCTCACTCGCTACGGCCTCCATCGATTCGATCGAGCGACCGAACTTGACCCGTGTGCGGCGCTTCCAGCCACGCATGTCGGGCGGGAACATCCACTCGCGTGCCTGCTCGACGCCGTAGCGATTCACGTTGCGGGTCCAGTTGCGCGCGAGGTTCGTCGCCCAGCGGCGCAGGTAGTCGAGGTTCTCGTCCCCCGTCACCCACGGCTGCGGTTCGAACGTGGGGAGGTAGATGAAGATGCGGGTCACTACATCATGCAGAACGACATCGAAGTCCCGCGGGGTCGAGAGACACTTGCCCACCACGTTGCGCAGGTGAGGACGCAGGTACTCGTAGATAACCTCCAACGCATCCTCATCGCGACGACGGGCCCGCTCGATCAGGCCACGCCCATCCCACACCGCTCCGCGCGTCATGAGCCCCCTCATCCGTTCGCCGAGCCTGGAAAGGCAAAACCCACCCAGGGTCGAAGGTCTTGTGGACCCTCTTCCCTGAGTGGGTTTCTCCCTACTCAGTTATCGTCTCGCGGCCAGTCTACATACTTGCCTCTCTCGCTGTCAACAACCCGCGCCTAGCTGCCACCAAAGAGCACCGTCTGCTCAGCAACCTCCCATGACTTGATTTGCCCGGCGATGATGGTCACGAGCACCGTCCCAAACCCCACATCCAAGCACGTCCGCACGAACAGCCGCTCCGGCAACGAGAACGACTGCCATGGGATGGGATCGCCGATACCGACGGACGCGAGCGGCATATCCGTACACGCCGGCTTCGTCACCCGAAGGAGCCGCGGACAGCCATCCTGCAGCTTGACCTCACCCCCGATGATGCACTCGATCTTGCGGACGTGGGCGAGGAACCAGCCGAACTTCCGCAGGACATCCCGCTCGATGGGCATCGGCTCGTACTCCGCGCTCTGTTCACGCAAGACCGTCTCCCCGGGGAGGGCCCCCTTCATCGCCCCGACGACGTCACGCAGCGTTCCACCAACACCTCGTTCGGGCATCAGGCTCCCTTCCGCGAAGCTGCCTGGCTCGGTAGAGTCCGCCATGCCTCCACGCCAATGCCGTAGTCCGAGCCGTACTGGGTGATGTCCGTGTCCGCAAACACCTGCGGCGAGACGTGCGTTCCGAGAATGCCGTTCGTGATGCACACCTGCCAGACGGCCGCCTTCGCCGCCACACACAATGGGACATCCTCGCCCTGGTGGTGGGCTCCGTAGCGGGCGCCCTCCCCGAGCACCTCCCGGCGGATCATCGCCGCGCCGCCGCCGCCCGTGGTGTCGATGTGGACGATGTACGGCACATTCACGTCGTTCCAGAGAAGTTCGAAACCCTCCGGGTCGACATGCGTAGCAAGGCCCACAAAGACAGTGTGGACACGCTCTTCCGGCACGAGACCGCTGCGGTCAGGGTGGTTGTAGATCCCCTCTCCGACATGCACCATGCCATTGTGGAACTTCCCCCCGCAGCCAGGGTGCTCGACGTCGGCCGCGAGGATCCCGATCCTTGGGAAGTGCTCCATGATCCAGACGAGCGTTGGCCACTTCCCAGAATGTCGGCCCACCAAGGCGTAGCGCGGCATCAGAATGTCGGAATCCCACATCAGGAGATAGTCGCCGTCACGTCGCAGGAACTCGTCGACGATCATGTTCCGGAGGAGCGCCAACTCGCGCTTGTCGTTCCGCGGGTTCACACGCTCCTTCACGACGAGCCCCGGCACCTGCGGCGCCGTCTCCTTGTAGTGGGCGTAGCCGAAGTCGTGGCTGAGAACAACCATCCACCCCGGGTGCTCCACGTTCCAACGCACCGCTCGCTCCTCGAGCACGGCCATGGTGTCGTCCTCGGAGTCGTTCTCGAGGGCGATGATCGACACCTTATCGCCGTTAGCCTCGGCTTCAACGGCCGCGCGGTCGACGCAGCGGAACCAGTGCGGAAGGATCCACGCCCGGTCGCGCACCGGCACTCCAATCACGATGTGCGACACAGGAGCCTCCTCACGAACCGCGACACGCGCCGTCCCTCCGCCCGCTCCAACGCCATGTTTGGATCCTCCGCGCTCCCCACCAGCACAGGAACGTGCTCCGTCCGCGCCCGCATCGCCTGCACCTTCGTGTAGAGCGGCAGGAGGTCGATGACGAACTCGGGTCCCCCGTCCAGCCCAGTCACCATCTGCTGCCTGACCTCGAGGGTTCGGTCCTTCAGGTCCAGGCCGGACAGATCATTCGCCGTGATCCCTCCGTTGGGCAAGAGCAGCAGCGACCCCGCGATGTAGAACCTCCGTCGCGACCGGATGGCCTTCCCCGTCTCCGACTGCACGTAGCGCAGCACGAGGTGGAGACGCAGCCAACGCATGGGTCGGTTGCTGTTGAGCACCCCTACGCCAATCGAGACCGTCGGATCGAACGAGATGTACCCGCCGGCATGCTCGGCGATCTCCCGCGGCAGCTGGATCTCGCCCTTCGTGCAGAGCACCACCTTCCACGTCTTGGGCTTCACGGCATCGTTCATCGGCCACCTCCCTCCCAGTGCGGGATCCCGAGAAGCGCACCCCACTGCAGGAACACCGACAGCGAGCCGACCCTCACGCCGCTCTCACGCAGCCTCTGGTTGAGCTTCGGCGTCCACCGCTCCCGCTCGCCGCGGCGCAGGTCGCAGAGGAGAACGAGGCGCTCCGCATCCTTGGAGTAACGCTCGCAGAACCGCGTGAGCTTGGTCTGCGACTTCGGATCCATCCAGCCTTTGAGCTCGACGAACCACTCGCCGGCGTCGAGCCCGCCAAGCGGCTCCGGCCACTGCATCGGTCGCTTGCTGCGGTCGGGAACCTCGATCAGAAAGTCCGGGGTGTAGAACCGTTCCCCGTGCTCAATGCCCTCGAACTTGAACGTGATCGGCTCAAGACTCCACGGAACGCGAATCCGCGTCATGAGCCGCGCGAAGTTGGCCTCGGCCTGCGAGCGCACCGCAATACCGAGGTCCTCACGGTACCCGCCCCGTGCCGTGGCCTTCGGGTTGACGTAGGTCGTCGCTCCGGGCATCACGCACCACCCCCGGGAGCACCGATCAGATCGTCGACCGTCGTCGGCTCGCCTGTGGGCTCCGGCTCTGAAGCGCCCGCGCTGCCAGCCCCGTCGTCCACTCCATCGCTCGCGGCCTCCGGCTGCGGTTCCGCCGCCTTCTTCTCGGCTTCGTGCTTCTCGAACTCCGAGCATGCCTTGGCGATCGCGACGGCGCGCGGGAAGACCTGCGTTCGCACGCTGATGACACGTCGCTTCAACCCACACGCCCATGCCGGCGACTCCTCGTCGACAAACAGGACCCTCCCGTCCGTTTTCACCACTGCGAGGCGGTTCGTGCTGTCATCTCCCGGGCCAACCCTCCGGCACCTCTTGCACTCGTAGCAGTTGACCTCATCGACGGCCGCCGCGACTGGCTCCGTAACAGGCTCAGGTACGCACGGTTCCGGCTGTGGCGCGGGGGTTGGCGTCTCAGCCTGCTTCGGGATCAGGCTCTCGATTGCCAGCACACCCACCGCGACACGGCCGTCGCCGAACTGCATCGCGCGGAACGCCTGCTCGCCACCACGGGAGATGGCCACCGCGGCGTCCACCGATGCTCGATCGCCCTCGATCTCGACTCCGTGCGGTTCCTCGTCGGACAGAATACGCACGTCTTCAACGACAAACGCCCCGTTCTCGTCGTCGGGGTCCTCCCCCTCCGGCGCCGCGCTCAGGTAGACGAGCGTGCCCGCGGGGATGACAAGCCCCTTCTCACCCCACACCTCGACGCGCCCCGTCTTGCACTCGACATCGAGTTCGTCGGGCTGCCTGTCGGCGTTGGCGGTAACGTTACTGCCATCGCCCTTCCCCGGTGCGGGCGGTTCTGGCTTCTGGACCTTGCTCTTGATGTCGACCGTGGGCGGCTGCGCTTCGTGGATCATGCTGCGAAAACCGTCGAGGGTGAGCCGCGGCGCGTGCTCCGGATCGCGCTCGTGCTTCTCGATCCGCTCCTGTGCGGTCTCGAGGACGTCGAAGTACTTCTCGGGCTTGGCACGGAGCGCGACCACGAAGAAGCTCGGCGTCAGGCACGGGAAGTCACGGGTGATCCGCCGGTCTGCATCGACGAACCGACCACCAACGCGCGACAACTCCTTCGCGTACTCGTAGGCCACCGTCTTCAGCCGCTTCTCGCGGGCCCACGCGTTGTACTGGTCGATCCACTCGTGGAGCTGGCGATCGCTGGCGAAACTCGCACAGATCGCGCAGCGCAGCTCGAACGCCTGCCCCTCCGCCTCGAGCGAGATGGCGAACACGCCCTGTTTCTCGCCCGGGCTCATGTCTCCGATGCTCTGGTAGAGCCGCTCGAGCGCGTCGTCCAGACCGCGCGCGCGGAGCTCCTCCTGCAGCCACTGTGACGGGCTGGCGACTGCCGTCCCGCTACCGTTCTGGGTCTGATCCCCTTCCTGCTGATCTTGCGACATGGTTCTGAGCCCCTTTCTCGTTTTGGATGCGATCAGCGATGGTCCGCACGCCGCGGATCATGTCGATCTCGTCTACCGTCGCCGGGCGACTGCGCCGCCGCGCACGCCGTTCGGCCCACTCCGTTGCTGACTGCTTCACAACCTCGTCCGGATAGCCGAGGTCCACGCGCAGAAACTCGAGCACGCGAGCCGCCGCCTGCAGGCTCGACGTCATCCGTTCTCGCTCTTGCTTCTTGCCCCCGAACATCACACCCTCACCTTCTCCGCCACATGGCACCCCGCCTTTTCCAGCTTCGCCGCGATGTCCCGTGCCCGCTCCTCGAGCTCGCCGCGCCGTGCCTCCATCTCCGCGATGCTGTCCCCGGCATCCCCCTCCCCGGCATCGTCGAGGAGCTTACCCATCTTCTGACGCAACCCTGCGGGGATCTCCTCCGCCTGCGCTCGCTCCTGCGCTGCTCGGCGCTCGAGCGCGATGTCGGCCTCGATCCCGCGAATACGGCTCATGATTCGCCGGTACTGGTCTCGCAGGTCGTCGATCCACTCCGGCGAGTCCGAACCCGCCGATCCCGAGTACTCCGAACGTAGCTCCTGCAACTTCCCGGCGCGGTAGTCGGGAAGCCACCGCCGCACCGTGTTGATCGTCCACGTCCACCCCAGCGCCGCGAGCTGCCGCATGCAGCCCTCAATCTGCTCGACCGTGTTGCCATCGAGGAGCGCCTGGCGAACCCCCTGCTGGATCGGGAGCCACTCCTTCCCCTGCGGGCGGACCCCGCGCAGCTCCGCGTACGCCTCGGTGAGGTGGTCAAGCTGTTCCTTGTCGACCTTCACCCTCGGCGCCGGCTTCTCGGCCGGCGAGGAAGGTTTCTCTCTCACTCCTTTCTCACTTCTAATCTCTACTGGCGCCCGGGCGACGGAGGTCCGGCGCTCGGGTGACGGACCCTCCGGCGCTCGGGTGACGGAGGGGGTCCGGCGCTCGGGTGACGGAGGGGGTGTTGGCAGTGGATCCTTGGAAGATTCCGTAGGCCACACCGGGTACAGTCGACGTTCGACGACCGCCCCCTTGTCGCCATTGGTGACGATCGCGCCGTTCTCGTCGATGCGGTCAATCGAGCTGCGCAAGAGCCCCTTGTCCACGAGCACCCTGATGTGCTCACGTACGGTCCGGGCTTCCATGAGCAGGTTCTCGCCGAGCCACTTGTTCGTTGCCCAGCAGTAACCGTGTTTGCCCGAGAGGCCGCAGATTTTTCCCCAGACCAGCTTCTGAGCGTGGGTTAGGTCTGACCGTGCGATGATGAACGCCGGAATGAACGCCCCACCGAGCTCCTTGGCCCGCTCGACGGTGAAGTTGTCTTCGGTGGGCTCGGCGTCGCCATCTCGTCGTGCAGCCGTCACGGTTTCACCACCCGGTTCGTTCCCCCCACTTGACATCCCCCTCTCGCCGGCTACAATCAAAAGCGTTCCGGGTCGGCGCTCACCGACTCGTCAACACCAACACACACGCGCCCCGCTCAAGGGCACTTCTCCCGCATCCTCGCTCAAGGATGCACTTTGCCTAGCGATCGGTTGCTCAGACCGACCGGGTCCACGATAGCATGGAACCCGCGCCGCGGTCAACGGCCTGGCCAGGCACAGCGCATCAGCACGCACGTCGGAATTGCCTCCCCGGACCGCGGCCGGCGTTCGTCCAGCGATCGACAGCCTCCTCGCCGTGCGTACGCAGGAGTGACGCCTCGATCGCGTCACGGATGGCCTCTTCGCCGCGCACGTCCTCCGAGAGAACGATCGCCTTGATGACCTCGACGTCGTCGAGCTCGCTGATGCAGATGGCCTCATACACAGGCGCCATGCGCCACCTCCTCGTGTGTTGGGTTAGCCTCTTCCCACCATCGGACGTTCGCCGGCCGCTCAAGGTGGTGGATCCAGACATGCGGGTCCGGCCGGTGCAGCGACGGATAGCGGGCGAGCAATCCCGCTTCCATCAGCGACGGCGACACGAACCCGCACGCTGTATGGAACAGAGCACACGCTTCTCGTAGGGGATAACGGCGCGTGGCCGTGATGCGATAAGGAACGTTCACAGCCGCGACGACGAGCAGGTCGCCGACCACACCCTCGAGGCGAGGACGGGCCACGGCACGAATCGACCAATTCACAATGTCGACAGGCCGGTTTGGAAACGCAGACAGCGCTATGCGTACGACACGTTGCGACACGGTCGAGCCCCCTTAGTGCCAGCTATTCTAGAACGGAACTTCCTCCTCGCCAACCCCACTGCCTTGAGGAGCGCTCGCCGCGGGGCCTCCCGGCGCACCGTCGACATCCGGCACGTCGGCCGTCGCCCCGAGGCCGTAGCTGCGGAAGCGGCTGTACATCTCCTCGTACGGCGCCATCTCCTCCGGCGTCAGCCACTGGATCTGGCCGAACTTGGCGACGTAGAACGTGCCCTTCGCGTTCTGCTGCTTGTCGAGCGTGACCGTGACCCGCGCCGAGAAGAGCGGCCGGCCCTTGGAGATGAAGAGCGACAGGAACCGCCGTGCCGGGAAGGACGACATCCCGTGGAACGAGATGTTGAACGGGCCGACGTCGTCATGGACGCCGAGGAGGTTGTAGCGCACACCACACTGTGGCGGCTTGCGCTTGTTCGTCTTGGGGTCCGTCGTCCACTGCGCATACGAGCACTCGCCGCACAACACCATCTCGCCGTCCGGGTTCACGCCGTTGTCCGGGTTGGTGAAGTTCGCCGAACGGCAGACGAGCGCGCCGTCCTGGAACATCGCCCGCGACTTGTCCTGAATGACGAACACGCAGGTGAGTTCCTTCATCTGCACGCTGTCGCTATCGCTCACGAATTCGCCGGCCGTGAGCCCGTCGCCCGATCCCGACGGCTGCACGATCCGTACCTGCGGGAGGACGATGTCCTCCGGGTCGAGGTGCTCGATCCCCCGCGTGTCACGCCCTGGCACCGCCACCGCCCTTCCGCTTGGCCGCTCTACCACCAGAGCGGGTGCTCCTCCTACGCCCTCGCAGGGCTCGTTCTCTGCCACGTTCCGACCTCCTGACTGACCTTGTGGGTATCCCCGTTTCCGGGCTCGATGAGCTTCTCCAGCCGCTTCAGCACCGCCGCTTGGCGCTCGCTTTTCGCAGCACGAGCGACGAGGCGACGGATGACGGAAAGACGTCCGCCCGTCGTCACCGGCCCGCAGTGGGCGATCCCCTGCGCGAGAGCGATCGCCCGAACAAGGGCGCTGTCACGCGGATGCTCGCTCGCCAGCAAGCGAACGTCGTACGCCAACAGCGTGAGTGACAAGAAGCGACTGCGGCTAAGAGATTGTGTTGAAACAAGGTTCGCCATCGTTGCGCCCTCCCGCCCGATCAGTTGACAAGGCAGGAGACGGCGACTACGATAGAATCCGTCTCAGCTGCCGTTTGCGACACGGTAGTTTGAGCCCCTTGAGGGGTCCTCGTGTCTCCCGCCTGGAGTGCCGAGGGCCTCTCTCTTTGTGCGCTACCTCGCGCTTTCACTATCCACGCCTTTCCGGCGCCGCGGCCGTTTCTCGTTGTAGCTCCTCAGCGGTTCCCGCACCTCTTCGGGGGCCCGCTGAGCCCGTTCGAGGAACTCCATCACCGCCTCGCTCGCCAGCTCGTGCATCAGCCGGTTCCTGGAAACCGACAAGAGCTTGAGCCTGCGGTGAAGATCACCCTCGATCTTCACGTACTTCTTGTCCCCGTTTCCCGACATCCATTCCCTCCTCCCCGCAGACAACGATGCAACTATATACCACGCCCGGCACAGGAGTCAAGTCCCCTTCATGATGAATGCAGAGAAGATCAGACGAGGTCGAGGTAGAAGGTTTTCTGAAGGTGCAATCCCGTGACGGGGTGAATGAGGAACGCGCACTGTGCCGGCCGCGATGTCGATAGCATCTGCGTCTCGCCGTACTCGTCGCCACCGACGAGCGATGGGCAGTAGTACCACTCGGCGCGGTTGCCCTCGAGCGACACGCCGGCGCGGCGGTGGTGCACGTGGCCAGCGAACACGTAACGGTGTGGGAAAAGCCCGCTGCCGTGTCCGATCTCCGCCAGGGCGGCCACCTGCTCGGCACGGCCTGGCGTGAGAGCGCGCGCCGTCCCCGCGCCGTGGAGGAACACGCACAGACTCGTCCCCACCGCATGGGTCGAGACGAGATTCGGTCGCGCAGACACGGTGATCCTCTCCGTCCCAGCGAAAGCGCTCCTGAGGAGCGGGTCGAACAGGAACTCGTCGAACACCCCCGACAGCGGCTTGCCGCCGCGGCCGTGGTTCCCCACCTTGGCGATGACCTCAACGTGGAGCGGGAGCTCGGCCAGAAGGCGGGTGAAGAACCCGACGAGGACCTCGAGCGCCAGGCGCACCTGCGCCGTCGAGTGCACCGCTTGCATCTGTGCCTGCCCCGCGTACGTGTCGGAGAACGGGTTGTCGACCATGTCGCCGAGCGAAGCGACGACGAGGCGATCGATCGTCTTCACGTGCGTAGCCGCGAACTCGATGACCTGCCCGGCAAGAGAGTCGACACGAGCGCGCAGCACTTCCACATCGAACCGATTCGGCGCAGTGAGCATCGACTCGACGACGAGCTTACCAACGTGCCAATCAGTGATTGGGAGGAGGAGCTGCGAGCGTACTGTGCCATGCCCTTTCCGCGCTCCTCTCGATTCGCGCAACGCCGCGGGGTCGACCAGGCTCATCTCCCGCACCGCTTGCGCCACCGTACGTGCGAAGATCTCCGAGCGACGCAACTCCTCACGTGCCTTCTGCCACTCCGTTCGATACCACCCTGCCGACCGCTGCTGCAGCTTGCGATCGTAGTCGTCCTCGCGCTGCTCGAGCGTGCGCTCGACGAGCTCGTCCGTCGGCGTCTCTGCGGTCACCCACGGAGGATAGGGAATCGACGTGTGGGTCAGACCGAGAACGCGCTGGATCTTCGTGAACAGAGCTCGCTGGATGTTGAACCGCCGGCAGACCTCGTTGACCTGCAGCGGCCCCGTCTCGTTGGCGTAGGCGTGCCAGATCTCCTCCCAGAGGGCCCTCGGAGCTTTGTAGACACGGTCAGCGCGGTAGTAGACGAGAAGCGTCTTCCCATCGCCAGAGATCTGCCACCACGGTTCGAAACGATCGGGTTCGGTCATAGAATGAGGCGCGGAGAGGGGCGAGGGTCCGATCGTTGCGCCGTCATCAGCGTTTCGATGGGTGAGACGAACCCCTCTCCGCGTTGCACGTCACCATGCGCGCCAGGTCTCCGACGCGCTTCACTCCAACGGCTACTTCGAAGCGACGATCGACTCGAAGTTCGGGAGCTTCTTGAAGATCGTCTCCTCGAACCAGGTGTAGATCTTGTGAGCGGCGGCGAACACCGTCACCGCCGACCCGATGAGCCATCCGAACCACTCGGCAGACCACGCCATCCCCGTTGCCGTACCGGCCACGCCGGACAGAAGGACCCACGTGACCGCGATCACCGTCGAGACAGCGATCGCAAACCACCGGGCCTTCCACGCCTTCCAGGTCTTCTTCTTCAAGAACTGGATCAGGAACGGCGCGACGACCGTGACGGCGAACCCGGTCAGCGCCTGGAGGAGGACGGTCACGGTGCGTCACCTACTGTGTCCGTTCTGCGGAACAACGACTCCAGGCCGAACAGGTCGAAGCTTCCACCCAGCGCCCATCCGAACCCCTTCGCGCTGTAGAAGACCTCGCCGCGGATCGTGAACTCATACGGCAAGATCAGTGCCGCGCTCGCCACGAGTCCAGGGTCGTTGATCCCAAACGCAAAGGTCGGCAGGACGGCGAGTTCGAGCGGTAGCACGAATCCGCAGCCTGGTCGGAACACGATCACCGGCACGTCGTCGACCGCAAACAGGGTGATGTCGTAGGTCGCCTGGACGTCCAGGTAGCCTGCAAACGCGAACTCCCACGGATGGACGACGTGAAACACGACGTCCGTGATCTTGAAGTCGCCCCAGCCGCCCAGGGAACGCCCGAACTCATGCACGTAGCTGATCCCGTACGCTGGCAGAAGCATCGCTTCGCCCACGTCCTCGTCGTAGTTGAGATACGTGAACCCGACCGTCGGCCCGGCCCACGCCGTCATCACGCTGCCCATGAGCAGCCCCAGCATCACGCAGAGTGAAAGCGCCAACGCCCTCTTCACGATGAACCTCCTCTGAGTACCTTGCCGGTATCGCGCCGGCTGCTTGTCTCCCACTACTCGTCACACGTCGACGAGCAGCCCCCTCCGTAGTAATCTTCGAACCACGATTCCCGTACCGCGCGCTCCGGCGGAGTCACACGGTCGATCGCTTCGCAGACAAACAGGATCCTTTCCCCTGTCGGTACCGGGGGTGTGTACGGATCGTCCGAGTCGTCACCGCAGCCGCGTGGGGTGTATGGATCGAACGGCGGCGCGATCGAGCAACGGCTGCCGCTGTTCCCGACCTCGATGTACGAGAGGTCGTAAACAGAGATCCACTCCCCGTTGATCACCTCGCCGAGGCGATTCCAAATCGTGTATGACACCGACTGGCCGCGGCTGTCGGGCCCCGTGACCGTCAGGCGGTAGAGCACCTCATCGCCCTGATGTGTGTTCACATCCCAGATTCCCGAGACGGACTCCGTACGCCCGGTCGAGCTCTCGCAGCCGTGCTCCAATGGCGAAGCGTCCAGCCGTACGAGCTGCCGGTAGAACAGAGGCACCGCGTGCCACGACGGGTAGATCACAGGCGGATCGTTCAACACGACGACGCGGCCGGTCTTTGTCTCCCGTCCCGATGTGACCGTAACGGTGAACGACCCCGCTTCGGTGTAGGTGTGCTCGAACGTGTAGTAGCCCGTTGTCGGCAACGCTTCGGGCGAGGTCGCCGACGTGCCGTCACCGAACGCGATCGCGTAGCCCTTGGTCCGATTCCCTCCGGAGACGAGAATGCTGACCTCGAGGCCGCCGAGCGCGTAGTCGGGGTAGGATTCGACGTGTGTCCCGTGGGACACCCCATGGATCTCGATCTTGAGTAGGATAGGGCTGTCCGGCTGCAACCAGTCCAACAGATCGCAACCCGCTCCCATCAGGATGAAGCAGAGTAGCGCAACTAGAAAAACGCCGCGATGGCGCATGCGCATCTCCTCCTCGTCTTGGCCGCCGGACCGCGTCTCACAAAGCAGCCCCTGCGGTCTGGGCTAGTTCGGCGCCTGTCCCCGGGCCCACGCCCAGAAGACGTTCAGCGCCGTACTCACAGCCAACAGGACAAGGGATACGACAAATCCGATGCGGGTTTGAGCCGCACGCGCCGTACGGTCGAGAGACGCTTTGCGGAACGCGGTGTTCTCCCGTACCTGCGCCATCAGGCAGGGCTCGTTGTTCGGGCCCTCGAGGGTGAGCAGGTCCTGAGTCTCCTTCTGCGCGACGCGAAGATCCTCGATCTCGTTGTGCAGTCCGGAGAACTGGCCTTCGAGGTACGTGCGCAGCCACGCGTCGTCGGCCGCTCCCTCGGAGACCATCGAGTGCTTGCGGGGGGGCATCGTTACAGCTCCTCGACCGTTAGGAGAACGTCCTGCTCGAACTTGTGGCCGTCCGTCGTCGTCGCGGTGACCGTGATCTTGTAGCGCTGCTCGGCCGTGCCGCCCAAGACCTTGAAATAGACAGTCGTCGTGTCCCAGCCAACCGAGTCGATCATCCCCGCGGCCGCCTCCCAGGCGTTCTCGTTCGACGCCTTCACGTTCAGAAGCGTCAGAGCGTCGGCCAGCGACTGCTCGACGCGATCGAGGAGCTCGCCGGCGGCATAGATTGCGATCTCGACCGTGTCGGCGCCCGGGTAGTCCTCCTCGAGGTCGAACTCAAGGCTCACCTGGTCGCGGTCGTTCCATTGGTAAGCAACGACCGTCGCGCTCGCGATCGTTTCTCCTTCGGACAGACCGTCGGAGAAGTCGACCACGAGCGGCTTGATCTCAGCAGGCTGCTTCGACTGGATCTCAGCGACTTCGGCCAAGGGAACCCCCTACGGTGAGAGGTATTGCCTCTCTACGCCTCAGTGCTTCTTCGGCTTGTTTCGTTCCCAGGCCACCGCGCAGACCTTTGCGTTGCCGCTCTGGCATGGCAGGCCGGCCGCGAGGAGCTTGCAGCCAGCACACGCGCCGTGCTTCCAGCCCTTGACCTTGGCCTGTGCGCTCAGGCAGTACTTGAGGTTCCCCGGGGCGCACGGCTTCCCGTCGACGTCGACTGCCACGCACCCGGGACACCCGGCGTGGCTTGTTGCGCGATTCAGCTCCGGCATCTCATCCTCCCTGAGCAGTGAACCCCTAGCTCAGCGTGATCTCTTCGGTGAGGACCCACACCTGGCCGGACGTCTTCGTCCCCTGAGCGCTCACCTTGCGGTTCAGGGCTGTCGCGGCGGACGCGTGGTTCGTGGTGATGAACTCCGCCCACGTGTAGTTCGCGGTGTCACCGTCAAAGCTCGACTGGAAGGTGGCCTTCTGGCTCGACCCGTAGGTCGGGTACCCGTCTTCCATCCCGACGCGGATCTTGTTCACCGCGGCTTGCAGGTCGGTCTGAGCCGCAGCCGCTGCGGTGTCGCTGTCGCCGACGCCGAGGTAGGCGTTGGCGTTGCTCATCGCCGTGCCGGCGCCGCCGCAGATGAGGGTCCACATGATGTCGTCGATGCCGTCGTTCAGGAGCAGGTTGCCGTCGAAATCCGACAACTGGAACGCAATCCGGCGGGCGATCTCGCACTGCAGCGTGTGCGGAACACAGGCCATGGCCACGGCCTCGATCGGCTGGCGCTGGGCAACGGCAAGCTTCGACACCCAGTCACGCCACTTTGGATCAGCCTTGAACAGGGCCTTGGCTTCGATGAGGAGGGCGCGCTTGAATGCACGGACCGCCTCGGGGTTCTCGAATCGCTTGATCGTGAAACGGGGATGCCAGTACGCGCGGTCTCGGACAACGGGTGCAGCAGACAGTTGCGTCTTCATGGGTACGTGCCCTCCTGATCAGGGTGGTGGTCGTGCGCTTGCGCACTACACCCAACAGCAGAAGGCGACTGAGAGGACTACGCTTCGAGAGGTCTGTGCAGGCTACGCGTTGAGGTCGTACTCGACCGTCGCGTCACGGCCGTGGTACTCGATCGGCGTGTCTTTCGGCGGGTAGTGAACAATCGTGATGTCGACGTCAGGGATCCATGGTGCCTTCGAGATCACCTCGTCCGCGTTCCCGCCAGCGTCCGCGAGGTCGATCCACGCCTGGATGAGCTCGAGGAGATCAGTGGCCACCCCTTCGTCCGCAATCCCTACCGGACGGATGTGCGAGATGAGCTCCTCAGCGAGGCCGGCGTCGGCGAGGTTCACCCGTGCGAGGATCCCAGCGATCGAGTCGGCCGCGGCCCCCGCATCGGCAATCGGTACGTTCACGTGGAAGGAGAGGGCCTCTTGGCCCGTTGCCGCATCCGTCACCGCAAAGTGGACGCGTACGGCGATTGCGTCAGTGCCCACTCCGACGTCGGACAGCGTCGGCAGTGTGACCTTGACCGACGGCGAGTCGACGGCCACACCCGCATCGGTCACCGGCACCGCAACGTGGAGTACGTGGTCCTCGGCACCCACGCCAGCGTCGACCACGCTCAGGTGGTTCACAACGAGAAGGATCCCCTCGGCCGCAGCGCCCTGGTCGGCGAGCGACACCTGCGCGACGAGCGCGAGCGTCTCCTCGCCTCCACCGATGTCGGTCAGCTCGAGGTGCGCAGAGACGGCGATCGTCGTCACTGCCTGGCCGGCGTCGGGGATGAGGATCTGGCCCTGTACCGAGTGCGCTGACTCGACGCCGGCACCCTCGTCCGTGATGAGGACAGGACGAAGGATGGGCAACAGCGCGTCTGTGGCCGCCCCGACGTCGCTCAGGTCCACCGCGACAACGATCGACAGCACGGCCACACCTTGGCCGCTATCGGGGATGGACACGGAAGCGTGAACGGATGGCATCTCTACCCCCGCACCGGTCTCGGTGAGGAGGATGTGGCCGACGATCGCAAGTGCCTCGTCGAGCGCCGCGCCGGCGTCGGCGAGAGGCACCTGCACGGTGCACTGAATCGTGTCCGTGGCCACGCCGGCATCGGTCAGCGTTGGCATGCTGGCAACGATTGACAGCACCGTCGCGCCACTGCCTGAGTCGGGGAGAACGATCCGCGCTTGCACCGCGTGGGCGCTCTCCGTCCCCGCGCCGGACTCCTCGAGCAGAATCTGCGCGATCACCGCAACAGCGTCAACCGCGCTCCCGAGGTCGACGAGCGACACGTGCACCTCGACCTCGCCCGACTCAGCGCCAGTACCGGCGTCCTCGAGCGTTGGAAGGTTCGCCACGACGAGGAGGACTGTCTCCCCCTGGCCGGCATCGGCCAGCGTGAGGAGTGCCTGGATCGCCTGGGCGGTCTCGGAACCAACACCTACGTCGGAGATCGACACCCCCGCGGTGATCGCGACGATCGTGTCCACAGCCTGTCCAAGGTCATCCACCGGGATGTAGATCGTGCGGTCGACGACCTCGCTCCCCGCGCCGTTATCGCTCAGCATGAGCGGCACACGGATGGCGATCGACGTCGCACCCACGCCGGCATCAGCGATCGCCGCTTGGATGACCAGGCTCAACGCCTCGGCCAGCGCGGCGCCCGTCTCGGTGACAAGCAGCGTCCGCAACCACGCCACCGCGTCGGCGCCCTGACCAGCATCGACAAGGGACACACCAACCTGTGCTTCGACTGACTCCGTTGCACTGCCCGTGTCTGTGATCCCGATGGCCAACGTTGTCGGCGGATACAGCCCCGCCGCAATCTTGAACTCGTCCAGGTGCGTGATACGGTCGTTCGTCGTGTAGCCGTACTGCCGCAGGAAACATCTACCTGCGGTGAGCGTGCCAGTATAGTTGCAGTCGACGTTCTCAAGGAGCTTGGTGTACGTGACCCCGTCGGGGCTGTAATACACCGAGCACGTCAGCTCGGAGTAGTCAACCACGACACGCAGCCACACGAACGCGGCGTCTCCATTGCAGGGAATCACGCTCTCAGAGTAGGTGTACGCAGCGCCTAGGACACCGACGCGCGCTCGATCAGGATCATCACCGTATTGCCCTATGTTGAGCCGGATTCGCTGAGATGTCGTCAGGTATAGAAGGATCTGAAACAAGTCAACATCGCCTACCGTTCCCACCGCATCGAGTTTGACCTTCGCTTGGATCGTCAGGTCCTGGTTCAGCGTGAGTGAGCCACGCCAGCGCATCGCGTAGTTTGTCGATGCCGCGGTGTTCGTATCGAACTCGAGCTGACCCGAGGGGTTTTCCTGACTGACACCGTTGACGTTGTCGACGTCAGACCAGTCAGAGATGTCCTCGAAATCCTCGTCTAGGATGTCCCAACTCGCAGGATCAGGCACGTTCGACTCCTAGAAACTCTGCAACGTGTTTGCACCAGCAGTCCATCTGCAAGTAGCCCTTCTGTCGCAGCCACGCGACGAACGCTCCCATGCAGGCCGGGCAGAGGGCGTCGCGCGTGTAGCTGAACGAGGCGCGAGTGTCCGTTGCCTCGTCGTCCGGGGCGATGTCAGGGACGAATGGTTGGCCGCACCGTGCGCATGTGGTCATGTTCTGACTCACGCTCCTGCGTTCGGGTCGTAGTGGATAACGTCGTCCTTGCCGGAGTGCGGTACGGGCTCGTCCTTCGGCGGGAAGATGATGGTGATTCCAACGTTGTGGCCAGGCTGGCGCGGTGACATAGTCTCGGCACCTGCGCCGGCGTCGGCAATCGTGATGAGACGGAACGCGACTCGGATGTGTTCGATGCTCGCCTCTCCCTGATCGGTCACGGCAACCTCACGCTTCCACGAAGCGCTCTCGGCGCCCGCGCCGGCGTCGCTGACGAGGAACTTGCGCAGCCACGAGATGAGTTCTGAACCACTGCCCGCGTCGGAGATCCCGACCTGCTTCGGCGCCATCGTAAACGTCGCCGACGAGCTCCACGTGCCCTCTGTGCCTTCGTCATCCTTCGCACGGATCCGGAAGTAGAACGTCTGTCCGGCTTGCTCGATTGCGTCACCTGCATAGGACACGTCCGCACAGCGGTTGCCCTGCACGATGTCAGCGATGTCGAGCCAGCCGGAATCCCAGACGAGGTTCGAGAAGCCGTCGTCCGTCGCTACCTGGACCGCAACGTGGGTGAGCGTGTCCGACGGATCGGGGTCATTCAGAATCGCCGACAGTTCGGGAGTCGTATCGGTCACTCCCGTCGGGTTCGTCTCGCCTTCACACAAGAGCTGCGTTGGGGCTATTGGCGCGGACGGAACAGCGTAGAACTCCACTTCATACAGATAGAATGTTTGTACCCCTGAAGTACTGACAGCCCGAACACGCATAGCTGTTACATGCGCCGTCGTACCAAGGTTCCCTGTGTACCAAGCTGGAGTACCAGTTGGTTGTGCGCCGAACACCAAGTGCCAAGCAGCGTCGTAGTAAGCATCTACGTAGACATACAGATTCAGTCCCAGTCCAGCTTTTGAGCAATAGAGACGGACAGCGTTACACCACACGTAGTCACGATCGAACTGGCACGAGCACCATTCGTTGTAGTTGAGACTTGCATAATCGCCTGTCTCTACACTGCCATCGTACGCATTGGTAGGGTTGCTCCAGCCGTCGTTGTTGCTGTGACTCGTCGGGCTGACCCACCCCATGACAGCCTCCGCGTTCTACCGCGTTACGTGACGCTGATTGCCTGCGTGTCCGGGTTGTAGCAGAACCACGCTTTGGTGTAGCCGCCAGACGTCACAGTGCCGGCCGCCGTACACGCGTAGATGACGAGAAGGGTCGACGACTCCCAGATCTTCGTCAGCGTGGCCGTACCCCCGGGAGTCGTTCCCGACGGGAACACCGCAAGCCCGTGGAGCAAAAGCGACACCGATGCGTCTTGCGGACCACCGCCGGCCGACGATAGGAGGTACGCGAGGCCGCTAAGCGTGTATCCCGCGTCGACAGGAAGCTCCTGTTGACCAACCGTGACCAAACTCGTGGCTAGTGATGGCACGAGCGCTGCTCCGTAAACACGGGCTGTTCCGCTCCCTGGATCGAAACGCAGCTTGCCCCCGGTCTTGATCTGCAGAACGGTGACCTGGCGATCAGGTTCCCCAAGGTCGTCGCCCGTCATCCACGTGGGGTACTGCGCCTGAATCTCCGCTCCGTTGATGGGGTACGGAACAAGCTGACAGCTCGTTCCGCCCGCTCCGGAGCACTCCGCCCTGAAGATGATGAGGTCGTTGGCGAGCACGGTGACGTCGTAGTTGGCGCCAACACCACTCACGCCGGACAGATCGGCACGCACAACCCATCCCGCAATCTGGGTCGAAGGGACAGCAACCGGTGGCCGCGCTAGGTCAACTTGGCGCATGAGCCCTCCTCGCTAGGACGCAGCCTGAACCTCGACAGCGTCGTAGCCGATGACCATCGACACGCCGCTCGAGTTCTTGAGGCGGATCCACGAGGTGGAGTCGACGAGCCACGGCATGTTGTGGTACCCGTTCTTCGCGGCCTCGGACGACTCGACCTCGATCTCGTTCGTTCCGTCGGTCCGCACAACGCGGAGGTCGCCGGCGACGGTTGTTGCGCCACCCACGCGGCCGAAGTAGGCGCCCTTCACCCGCCACGTCTCGCCAGCTGACGCCGGCTTGACGTCGAGGTATGCGCCGTTGGCCGTGACCTGATGATCTCGATGCGGTGCTCCAAGCGACATGGTCTATCCTCCTGGCCTAACGGCCTAGCTGAACACCTCAACAGCAAGCAGCATCAACTGCGCAGCCGAGTACCCACCGACGAGGTTCGAATCATCGGCCAGCGCCGCTGTTTTCGCCTTGCGGCTGTGGACAGCCGTCGTTGAGCTCGCAAGGTCGGAGTGGTCCTCCTCGTGCGTGTGATCGAGCAGCGAGTAGCGATCGTCATGCAGGTGACCGATCGCCGAGTACGGGTGGGTGTGGGCCACCGGCGCATAGGCGGAGTGGGTGTGCGCCCGCACGGGGTACACGATCCAACCAGCGCCCGTGCCACGGTAGATCTCGCCGGCGTGTGCTTGGCCCTCTTCGTCGGTGCAGAAGTAGAGCTGCTCCAGTTCCCCGATCGTCGGCCGGTTCGCATGAAGGTCGAACGTCAGGATGTTGAACCGATCGCGCCAACCTCGATCGGACATGCTAGATCACCTCGATCGCGTGGATGCAGACGGCCGAGGCGATGTCGTCCGACTCGTGCGTGCCGAGGTGGGCGAGCGTGATGTCGAGCGAGTTTCCCTGAACGAGCACGCCTAGTTGAATCTCGGTGACAACACGGCCGTGGCGGACGACGGAGTCGCTCGCGGTCTTCTGGATGACCGTTGGCGTTCCGGTGAACGTGGATCCGGAGGCCACACTCGACACACTGGCCTGGAACACGGCCGTCTTGATCTCCTCAGCCGCGGTGGACCAGATGACGCGCAGAAGGGTCTGTGTGGGGGTGGTGACAGCGTTGTTCCGCTTGACCCGCGCTTTGACCTGCAACTCCTGGTCGACACCTGGTTCGAGCTGGACGACAGGAATGTACTTGGCCGTCGCGCCCTGGATGTAGCCGAACGCCCCAGCGTCGTCGCCAATGAGCGAGATCCCGCCGTCGGGGTAGAACGCCTGCGGCAAGAGGTACGTCTCGACTGCGGTGACGAAGTTTTCAACGTCCTTCTGGGTCCAGTAGCGGTCGAAGTTGAAATGGTCGGGCGGCGGTTCCTGGCCGACAATCCACGTCCGCGTGCTCACCGGACGCTCTGCGCCAGTGCTCTCCCACGGAGACAGATGGAGGTCGAGAAGTGCTTTGCTGATCGGCATCGTGCTCCCCCTCGATTACGAACTCAGAACACCGCTCCACTTGCCTTGGCCGAACCCGCGGTCGCTGTCGAGCGTGTCTGTCGTCGCGTGGTCCGAGAACTTGAATCCGCCATGAACGGCGATCACGTACTGCACACCGGTGGCGAGGATCCGCTCCAACCAGTAGCTGATCGTGGCGACGACCGTCTCGGGCGTCATCCCGTCGCCACGCCACTTGCCGCGTCCGAACCCATACGGGCTATCGAAAGCGGATGCCGTGGCCTGGTCGGAGAACTTGAACCACTGCGTCCCTCCACCCAACAGAAACGCTCCGTAGTTGAGCGAGACCTCAACGAAGAAAGGCAGGCCTTCCAAGGCCTGCGACGGCGAGGCATTGTTGGTGACCTGGATCTGTGACGGCGAGATCTCAAGCGCCTCGGCGAGGATCTCGCGCACCTCTTCGACCGTTCCCGCGGAGGTGAGGACCATGATCTCGAGACGGAGGCGCGTGCGGTAGCTCTCGTCTGTCTGGCCTACCTGTCGGCCGCAGCGGATCTGGTCGCCAATGAGGTCGAGTGAGTACCCAAACGCAGTCTCAAGGTAGCGGCTGTCGCGGATCGCCTCGATCGTCTCGGTCTCGAGCTCCTCGAGCGCCAGGTACGGGTAGAGGAGCTTGCCGATGCCCGACGTCGGGCGCTCGTCGTACACGTAGCCGAACGCCCGTACGAGTTCGCGGCTTCGCGTGTCGATGTCGTAGCTCATCCCACAACCTCGATCGTGATGAGCGCGCCGCTTGTCTCAGCGACTTCATCGACGTCGATCGCGACGTTCGTCGTCCCTACGCCGGGGGCCGTCGTGCCGATGTGCAGGGTGACGTCCTCGATGCCGTCGACGGACAGGATGGCAGCGAGGACCTTGGCGAACACGACGTCGTCGCCTGGCATGAGGCCGACGTGGAACTCGCTTTCGCTGTCGTAGCCACCGATGTACTCGACGATCGCGTCGCGAATCGCCGCCAGACCGAGGTCGTAGGAGAACGCAGCGTTGACGGTGAGATCGATGTCGGCGTAGATGCTGACACGCGTCGCCTTGTTGAAGCGGACTGTGTGCGCTTGGCCGATCGAGTCGCGGACGACGACGGCCGAGCTGCCGACGAGCTCGCACCCGGCCGGCGCCGCAGCGAACAAGGCCGCGGCGATCTCGTCGGGATCCCCGCCGTAGGTGGTCACTTCGAGCGAGTGCGGCGGCAGGTCGTCCACCTCGTAATCCATGCGGTTCTGGCGCGTCGAGAGCGAGTGGACATCAGGAATGCGAGCGATCTGCGAGTAGACAGCCTCCTCGGTGGCGTTCCCGAACGAGGCGGCCGCGTTGCGGTAGCGGGTACGCAGCGCGACGTCCGTCTCGCCGTCCGCGCCGCCCGAGGTCGCCCCAGGGAGCCGTGTCGTGATCGCGAGGACCATGTCCTTCGTCGCGTCGGGCACGCTGTTGACGACAAGGTCGCCCTGCTGGTACGAGCCGCTGGTGTCGTACACCACACCGAGGTCACCGTCGCTGCCGTCCTCGACGACGACGGCCACGCGAATGTACTCGCCGATCGCGTTGTGCACGTCGATGCCCTGGTAGGTGAACGCGAGCGTCGTCTCCTCATCCGCGTCGAGCGTGAATGTCTGCGTCTCGGTCCGGCCGAGCAGCTCGCCGGACAGATGGTCGACAACACGCAGGTGCACGCGGAAGGTCCGCGTATCCGGAACGCCTTCGACGTCGTTACGGACGAGGATCTCGAGGTCATCGAGGGTGTGCGGGTGACGGAGCGACGCGATCTTGACGATCTGGTAGTCGTCCGCTTCGCCGTCGTTGGCCACAGTGATCGTCCCGTCGTCACGGCTGCCAAGGATGATCTTCGTCCCGGGGTCGGCTTCGTTCTCGACCGAGTCGACGCCGGACGGCACGGTGACCATGGTCGTGATCGTCCCCGCAGCAACGTTGCCAGCCGGGCCGGCTTCCTCGGCGCGGATCAGAACGTCGGCGCGGCCGCTCGCCGCGATCTGAGCCACTTCCGTGGTCTCGAACACCTCGCCGTTGTCGGCCTGGATGCGCATCCCCGCAGCGACGACGGTCCCGCTCTGACCGCGGAGCGTCGCGATGCCCTCGGCATGCGCAGCCGGAGTGCGGGTGAACGCGAGCTCGCCGACGATGAGCGATAGCTGCTCGTCTGACGCCGTTGCGAGGAACCCTGACTTGTAGAGGACCTCGAGCGCCTGCCAGCGGAGGTCCTCCGCGTCCGCGAGCTGGGCGTAGAACCGTCCGAGCGGCGACGCGGCGCCGAGGTCGGCGTGTGGACCAAAGCCGCGCGACTCGTCGAGCGCGCTCACGCGCATCATGTCGAGAATCTCACTCCGCGACGGCCGGCGGAACCCGGTTGCCAGAACACCGTATTGGTCAGTCACAATTCCACCTTCACCTTCGATCCGTCACGGCAGATCACATAGGCTGTCACGGCCACACTGCGGCGTTGCTCGTCGACCGTGACGTCGAGCGATTCGACTTGGCGGACGCGTGGCTCCATCTGGAGCTGCCGCAGAACGAGCCACAAGACGTACTCGCGGCTCCCGGGACGCATGCCGCGCAGCTGCAGCCACGGCAGGCCGCACGTCGGCTCCTCCCACGCCTCACCGACGACCATGAGCAGTCGCAGGGTGAGCGCCTGAGCGAGTTCGGCGGAGCCTTCGACGAGCTGTGGAGCGCCGTCGTCGCCGAGGTCGAGGTCGAACACCGGCCCAAGGACGCCGACGGTGGTCACTCGCTTCAGCTTGAAGCTCGTCGTGGGATAGCTCGTAGGCATCGTCGACCTCGCTTGGCTACTCGCCGACCTTGACCGTCTGGCTTGGCTCCGGCAACGCCACAAGCGGCGGGCTCGTTGGATTTCCGCACGCCGGACAGGTGTGGCGGTGCTCGTCGTACGCCGTCTTCGTCCGCACACCCAACAGGATTCCCTCGACAGCAACGTCGTTTGGCGTGGCGCCCAGCGCACCGGGCCCGAGGTGGATCGTCTGCCCAGGCTCGACTTGGATGACAATCTTCTTGTCAGGCAGGAGCCGGATGGCCGTGGCCTCGCTGTCACGGCAGTAGAGGATCAGCTCGTCGGTCCACACGCTGGGGAGTGGCCGCGACTCGCCCTCCTTGTCCGTCATCCGCCCGTGGATGACGATCGCGTCGGTCAGGTGGTGTTTGCGCTTGAAGAACGGCTTCCGCGGGTCGAGGTCGCGCAGGATCCGCTCTTTCGACCGCTCGTAGAAGCCAAGCGTCACTGCATCGCCCTCGGCGTACGGCGGACGGATGACGAACGCATCGGTGATGAGGATGTCAACGGGGGTCGCTTCAATCGGCAGGTACTCAAGCTCTGTCTCATCCGGTCCGACCACCTTCTTCAGCACCGGGACGACGACGGCGCGCAGGGTAGTCGCGTCAAAGCTCACGACCTTGCCCGGGAGGAAGGTATGGACTTGCTCGAGGCGTGCTTCGAGCATCTGCCGCACGACCGACGCGATGTTCTCGTTCACGGATCTCTCCCTTGGCCTTCAGCTCGCCTTGGCGGCACGGACGGTGGTCAGGAATCGCTGCCCGTCACAGCGATGGTTGCCGAGCACGGCACGCCATTGCCCGGTGACGTCCTCCGAGTCGACCTCGAAGATCACGTCGGAGTAGAGCTTCGGCGTGAGCAGGGCACGGATCTCGTACACCATCGGTGTATCTGCTTCGTTGAACGTGACCCCGTACTGAAAGTCGCTCGGCAGCGACATCGCCGGCTTCGCCGCGAGGAGCCCGTTCTCGCCGGAGAGGACGACGTCACTCGGGATCCCTTGGTCCGGAGCGAGCACGTAGGCAGCTCGTCGGCTGATGTGGATCTTCGAGCGCATGTCGCGAACCACCATCTCGACCTCAGGCCGCACCGGGCCACACACGGTGAGGCCCTTGTCGTACGTCGGATCCTCGGCTGGCTCCATCATCTCGATCGGGATCTCCGCGGCGTCCAAGAGGTCACGGCAGATGACGCTTGCAAGGGTCCCCGCGCCGTAGCGCTTGCTCGCCACCGCAGCCGCCCACAGCTCGGAGCCGTCGCCGACGTAGACGGTCAGCGTCCGCGTGACCTTGCTCAACTCCTCGACGATGATCTCCTGAATCGTGCCCTCGAGGACGAGCTCCTTGTGTTTGTCGAACGGCTCGTACCCCGCTTCGAGCTTCAGGAGCTCGCCGCGCACGAACAGAGCCACGTTCTCCTTGCGCACGTTCATGATCTGGATTTTCCCGATGTTCACATCGGCCGAGGTGTCGAACGGAATATCGAAGCGGATGTCGTACTTGGCGTTCCCCGAGTCGATGCCGCGGTCGGGCTGCTGTGCTTCCTGCGAGAAGAACTCGACGCCCTGGACGATGACCTTGGAGCGCCAGCCCCCGCCTTCGAGCTTGAACTCCTCGCGTCGTTTAGCCAACGGCGGCCTCCGAGAGAACGATGAGGCCGACGGTGCGCCCGAGCGTCTCCGGGGTCACGTCCTCGACCATGCCGATCGCACCGATGTGCAGGCCCGCACACGCCGGGTCGACGACACCGGCAAGGAGGTCCTCGCCGTACTCGATCGGCCGCTCGCGGACGAACCACACCCCGCGCCGCCCGAAGGAGAACGTGCAGAACTGACCCGCCTCGTTCGTCCGCAGCTCGACGTCGTAGAGTAGGCCGTTGATGCGCACCGAGTACGACTGCCGCGGCACACTGCCGGTCGCAATAGATAGGGCCCCAACAATCGCGATCCCCATGCCTATCAGCATTCCAATGGGTCCACCTAGGATCATGCCAACTGCTCCGCCCACCAGCCCTGCGCCGATTGCTGTCCATGCCTGGCCTGCTAGATACTCTGACATTTCCTGCTCGCCGTAGGAGTACGCGTCGTCCGGCGAGGTGTAGGCATTGCCGCTCTCGTCGGTGTAGACAACGCTCTGGAACTTGATCCGCGCGCCGATGATGTTCGTCGCCCCGCCACGCGTTGTCGTCCCCTTCACCGCCTCGTACTCGGCCATGGCGAGGAAGTACGTCGGGATCCCAGGCTGGATGTTCATCCCGTTCGCCGTCTGGTTCGCAAATAGGAACGACTGGTACGAGAACGTGGTCTTGCGGTTGACGAACTCGCACAGCTTCTGGTGTTGAATCAGCTCGTACCCCGCGCCGCCGAGCGACCCGAACGCGACGCCGGGGTCCCCGGTGAGGTCAACGGTGATGTCGATCTCGAGCGGGTTGAAGTGGATGTTGTCAGCGATCTCCTTCGACGGGGTCGACCCGCGGGTGTCGATCGGCTCGCTCGTGATCTCGTTCGTGAACCGCAGTCGCTCGCTGTTGACGGCCCAGACGAGGATGTAGTCGCCGCTCTGTTCGTCGGTGATGATCGCGTTGTATTGGGGCATGCTAGTACTCCTGCGCCTCGCGTGACGTCATTCCCGCCCGTAGGCCGCGTGCCATCGCCCGGGTGGAGATCTCCTCGCTCTTCGCGATCTCGGACGCCGCGGCCTTGCCGGCCGTCTCGCCGTCGCGATAGCCCTGGACGTTCAGGTTCTGAATCTGCACGCCGCCACCGTTGTAGCTCGTACCCCCCGCGCCGGCAGGCGCGTAGGCGAACTGGCCCTGCGCCGCGGTGCGGCCCTCCTTGTAGTCTTCGCCACCCGTCAAGCCGACGAGGATGTCGAGAATCGACGTGACACCGACAAGCAGGAAGTCGAACTTGTGGAGCACGTTCGAAGTCAGAGTTCCGAGTCGGCTCGACATCGGCTCCAGCCACTCCTCGAGCTCCGAGGTGATCGGTTCGGTGACCGCGGAGAGGAGCGTCGACTCGAGTGCGCCCAGCCCCTGCGACAGGAACGATGTGAGCGGGTCCTCTTCGCTTGCGGTGTCACCGGCGAGATCGGACGTGTTCTCCTCAGTGTCCTCCGACACACCAAGCAACCGCCGGATGTAGTCAACGCCCTGGGTCCAGAGCGCACCGAGGCGGCCCCAGAAGGTCAGCTTTGGTTCTTCGGTAACCGTAGGTGCGTTCTCCTCGGGCAAGCGCAGAGGTCCCACTGGAGGCTTCTCAGGCAGACCGGGCAAGTAGGGCGACGTGGCGCCTGCGTTGACACGGTTGACCAACGCCTCGGCCCATGCATTCGTCGCCGGTTGCGCGTCACGAAATGTACGCCCTGGGTCGTAGCCTTCTCCACCTGACATGTCGTAACCGTGGGGGAAAAGACGCACGTACGGACCGATGAGTTGGTCGGCGCCCTTGGCAAGAGCCTTGGGCAGCCCGAACAACCACCCCTCGGCCGCAGTCTTCACAACTGTCCACAGACCTTTGGCCAGTCCGCTCAGGACGGCGGGGACTGCTGCATCGACGACTTCCGCCATGATTCCGACCAGTTCCGGCGTCCAGTCGCGGATCATCTGCCCGAGCATCTCGAGGCCTGTCTCCATTGCCGGAGCGAGCACGTTCTTGAAAACGGACGTCATCTTCTCGCCCCACGTGTCGCCACCGCGCTCCCACTCGCGAGTGATCCGGTCGATGAACGGCTTCATCTTGGTGTCGAGGAAGCGAATGAAGTCTGGAGCGACGGTGCGCATGAGGGCGTTGGTCATCGTGAGCACGGAGTTCTTGATCCGCTTCATGCTGCCAGAGACCGTGTCCTCGAGCAGTCCGCCCGCCCGCTCGGTGAACCCAACCGCGTTCTCGAGTGACTCGACGTACTCGTCGAACACGGTGGCGGCGCCCTGCGCGATCGCGAGCATCGTCTGCCCGGCACGCTGGCCGAACAGGATGTTCATGTGCCCGATCTCAGCGCCGGCTTCGCTCAGCCGACCGAGGAACCGCACGAGGTCGAGCTCACCGGAGGCGATCTTCTTGGTCAACGCGTCGGTGCCGATGCCGAGTGTCTTGAGGATCGTTTTCTGGACGGCCGTATACTGGCCGAGGCCGAACTCGGAGAACGCCGCCGCGCCGGAGCGGAGGGCCGTACCAGCCATCGATCCCTCAATCTTGAATTGCGACAGCATCGACATCAGGGCGACGGCCTCTTCGAGCGAGTACCCCATCTCACTCGCCGTGTAGCCGACCATCTTCAGCCCTTCAGCCAGACCGGGCATGTCGGTGAGCGCGATGTTCGCGCCCTTGGCGAGGACGTCGGCGGCGCGTGTCGCCTGGTCCGCACCAAGCTTGAACATGGCGAGAGCCGAAACAACGATCTCGCTCGCCGTCGCCAGGTCGAGCTCCTCGACGATCGCAGCGTTCAGCACGCCGGGGGTCGCCGCGACGATGGCGTTCACGTCGTAGCCGGCCTTGGCGAGTTGCAGCATCCCCTCGGCCGCCTCCGTCGCGCTGTAGATCGTGTCCTGACCAAGGTGAATCGCGAGGTCCTCGAGCAGCTGCATGTCTTCGGCTGTGCCGCCAAGAGCGATGCGTGTACGCACGAGGGCCGTCTCGAGCTTGGCGTATGGGAGAACGACAGCGGCGCCAATCGCGGCCGCGGCCGCCGTGATGAGAAGCTTGTGGTGCATGAACCAGCTGCCGAAGTCCCTGAGCTTGCTCGTGATCTTGCCGAGGCCGGACGAAACGCGATCGCCGATCTTGTCGAGCTTGTTGAGGTCGGCGGCCACGGCGTTGATGCCACGGCTGTCGACGATCACGGACATGCGGCGGGCTTCGGTGCTCACGGCTCCGGCTCCTCTTCGGCGTCAGCCTCGGCTTCTAGTTGGTCGAGCAGTTGCTGGCGGCGGTCTTCGATGTAACCGACGGAGTCGAACTTCTCCGGCTTCTTGCTGCGTCTGCGGCCACGCCGGCCACGCTCTCGGTCATCTGCGTGGCGTTCGTTCCAGGCACGACGAGCTGACTGCAGGCGGTCCCACTCGTCGTAGGCGAGGTTCGCTTCCTGAACCTCGGCCTCGGTGAGTCCGGAATGACGCCGCCCCCACACGTCGGAGATCGTCGCGTAGCCCGCAAAGATCAGGCTCCACCAGTGGAGCCACCCCAGCGCGCGGAGGCGGAGGACGGTCTCGTTCCGCACGATGCCCGTCGGAACGAGGATGTCGCCTTGGGCGAGGCTAGTACCCGAGAAACGACGTCAACGCCTCTTCCATCGCGTTGCACGCCGGGGCCAGCTCCTTCGACGGGTCGAACCGCGTGCCCTTGATCGCGGTGGTCGTCGGCACGCCGTCCTTGTCCAACTCGGCCTTCCCAAGCACGATCGTCACGCACAGAAGCTCGAGGTACCGTGCCGAATCGAGGCGGTTCGTCCGCGGATTGCGGCACTTCGCCTCCATCCGCTTGAGCTCGGTCCCCGTCACTTGCTGGAACACCCACGGCGTTCCGCGCACCGTGACAACCTGAATCGGGCTGTCGTCCGCCTGTCCCGCCTCGAAGGCGTCGTCCTTCGTCGTCTCACTCATGTCCCCCTCCGTTGCGCCTCACAGCGTCTCACTAGATGATCGAGTCGTCGTCGTCGTTCGGATCTCCCGCTCCGCCCATGTCGAGATCGGTGGTGATGAACAGCCACTCCTCTTTGGCGGGGTTCGAACCCTGGCGGTCCATCGGAGCTACCTGCTCGCAGCGGCACGTGGCCGCGGTCGCCCGGCGGGTCGAGTCACTGCGGTCGATGGCCGACACCGGGAACGTGGAATCACTCCCAGCGAGGTTCTCCAACCGATTCGACACACCGTTCACGATCGGCATCTCGAGCTTGAACTTCCCGTTCTTGTTCGGGTTCTTCCCGAAGTACCCCGGGCCGTTCCCCGCGGCATGCGTGGCCCACTTCGGGTTGTCGTAGGCCACGTTGAGCGAGTCCCACATGGGGATGACGATCCCGTTCACGACGAAGTCGGTCTTCTCAGGGTCAAAGTGCATGCGTCATCCCTCCTGGGCTATTCCTCGAGACTCCAGTTCATGTAGATGAGGACCGTGAACGCTTCGAACGCGCCTTGCGGCCAGACGCGGATCCGGATCGTCTTCAGGTGGCGCGCTGCGAGCGACTGCGGGTCGTTCGCAGCCAACCATTCGAGCGTCGGGATATCAATCTCCCAGCGGCCGGCGCCTGTTCCGCCACGCTTCTGCAGCACACCCATCTCATCGGCGCGGACGAGGACGCCCTCGATGGCGTGCTGGACCATGTTCAGCCCGCGCTGCGTCTGCGGGATCTTGCCGTGCTGCAGCTTGAGCCCGAACAGAGCCTCCTTCATCGTGGCGACGAGCCAGTCCTTGTCGCGCCGCATGTCGGCCGGCGCGCCGCTCGTCGTCCACCCGCCGCACAGGACGGCCACGCCGGCCTGCTTGACGTAGGGGATCGACGCCGGGTCGGTGTACGGGTTCGCCGGCATCAGCTCGGCCAGCTGCCCTGCGGTCCACGAGGCGGCAGAGACGCCGTTGAGCGGCTTCGCATCGAGAGTGATCGACCCGATCTCCGAGCCGGCCATGTACCCGGCGGCCGCGGCGCCCGGGCGCTCCTCGTCCGAGTCGTCGTGCGACACGATGACGACACGGTCCGAGTTGATCTCCTCGCACAGGTCGTTGATCGCCGACGGCGTCATGCCGGGCTTCGAGGAGGTGAACAGCATCGCCGTCATGGCGCTGACGGTATCGGACATCTCCTCGAGGTCGCCCTCGATCTCCTCGTGCTCGGTCGGGACGACGAAGTAGAACGGTGACCAGTCGTTCTCTTCCTGCTGTTCCTTGGCCTCGAGGATCGCCGCAGACAGGTCGGTGGGCGACGGTGTCGCGCCACGAGTCACGCTGAACACGTAGATCGTGTCCGGGTGAACATCCTGCGACAGGATCTTGGCCACGGTCTTGTACTCCGGCGTGTCGACGGGAAAGTCCACCGCCACGGCGGCGAGGTCATCGGCCGTGTACCGTTTGAGCGTGTCCTTGACCGCCTCGGGGTTGACGCTGGTCCCGAGGACGAGCGGGATGTTGAACGGCGCGACGCCCCACGGACGC